CAAGCCCCGAAACATGGGGCCTCTAGCGGAAAAGGTTGTTGAAAGTTGCTGAAAATATGTCCCGGTTAGTCGGGGTTTCAGCAACATTCCAGCAACCTTTTTTGTTTCCCCTCTCAGCCCGTCCGGGCAATCTCAATTCCCCGCCAAAACTATTTCAATCTTTCGCTTGCATAGGAACAATGTTCCACTTATAGTTAACCCATGCCAGCCACAACGGCGAGGCGAACCGAAGGAGAGACACCATGCGCACCCCATTCCAGTTCGGAAAAACTACTGTTTCCATGGTCCGCGCAGAGCTGAGCGCTGCCGACCTCGGGATTGCCGGTCCAAAATCTGGCAAGGTTGTCGCTGTCGAGTGGCGGGTTATCTACACCAAAGACGGACGCGACAGCATCCATATCGTGCGAGCTACCGAGGCTGAGGCTGATGCCGACATGGATGCGATCAGGAGCGAGGCCGTCAATGAAGCCTGACGCCTCAAGCCACAATCCAGACCCTCGCTACCTGCGCGGGCTGGTTGAGCGCAGCAGCCTGAGCCAGCGCCGGATCGCTGAGCTGCTAGGCATCACCGACCGGGCTATGCGCTACTACCTGAGCGATGAGGTGAGCGCGACGTTCAGGCCGGCACCCTACCCTGTTCAGTTTGCGCTGGAGTGTTTGGCATCGAGCGAGTCATAGGCCCGCTCACATGCCCTACCCGCTACTCCACGCCGATCAGCTTCTGCCGCCAACTCTCGACCTGCTCGCTCCACCTCGATGAACAGGTCGGCGAGCACATCGACGGCACTGGCGGCTGCCTGGCCTCGCTGGGCAGCGATGGCATTGCAGGTGGCGCCACGGGAGGCGCGTAGACGGTCGATCTCCCGCTGCAGCCCGCCAGCGCGCTCATCAGCATTGCGAGCATCAGCGCTCGCCCGCTCCAACTCTCCCCTCGCATCATTCCGTATCCCCTCGAATTCACGTTGTCGGCGCTGCTCCTCTGCGCGTGCGGCCGCCTCGGCAGTCGCCACCTGCCCGGCCAGATCGGCGCGTTCGGTTGCCCAGTCGGTTTTGAGCTGCGCCAGATCGCTCTGCAGCCCAGCCACCCGCCACTGCTGAACCCCGGCGACCAGCACCAGGGCGAGCACCCACCAGGCCCAGCTGGGGACCAGCTTTGCCCAGGCGGTCATTGCGCATCCTCAAACATCGCCCTCTCGGCGGCGCGGCGCTTGACCAGCCCTGGAAGAATTTTTCCACCGCCATGCACCCACCGGTCGAACTGAACGGCGGCTCCCGCATAGTCCCCGGCGTTGAGCTTGCGTAGCAGCGTCGAGTCGCGGAATGCGGTGCCGCCGATGTTGAATACCAGCGAGGCCAGTGCATCGAACTGGTGCTGGCAAAGATGAACCGTGACGTAACGCTCGACGTCCCGCTCTGCGCCGTGCAAGTCCTCACGCAGGAACTGGACAGCTTGATCTGCGGTGATGGTCATTCCGGGCTTTACGCCCTTGGTATGGCCGTATCCAATGGTGGGGATACCAGCGCCATCATCGTAGGCGCGCAGCCGCAGCCCCTCGAACCGCTTGATGAGGTCAATGCCTCGTTGTGAGGTTTGCATGGTCACTCCTTTGTATGGCGGGCAGGCAGCATCGCGAGAGCGGGCGCGATGGCCTGGGCGCGGATCTCGTTAAGGGTCATGATTCCTCCGGGCATAAAAAAGCCCGCCAGGGCGGGCTAGGTGTAACCAATTACCATTTGAATGGTCCGCCAACCAGGCGACGATGCACCAGGGCTAAACGACCAAGTGCCCTGCACATCTGTTTCGTTAACTGCTTCGCGTGTTGCGCAGGCCACACGCAAAGGCAAGAAAGGCGATGATGCCGCCGACCTGAGATCCCATCCAGGGGAAATTGAAACTCCTGCAGGGATGTCTCCGTTTACACTTGATCTAGTAACGGCAGCAATCAAATACTGCCCGCGATTTGAAGGAGACGACTCAGGCATGGATATAGCTGTGTCTGATGAGGTGCCACTCTCTGAGGCGTGGCTGAGAATCGAGAGCGGGCTTGATCCTCTGAGGATGGTGTAATGAACAACAAATTGAGCGTTTGAAGACATTGTCCAGGTATGTGAGCTGCCAGGGTCTCCTGATGTTGCGGTCTTGAAGTAGACGCTAAGCTGCTGAGACCCTGAACCGTTTACACCGTTAAAATAAAATGTCCAACCAGATGGCGCAGTTACTGCAGTTGAGTGGTTTACTGTGGCGACCATTAAATCGCCTTCTGCAGCCGAAGTTGGGACAAACATTGAGCGTGAGCTTGATGACCCGCCTATAGTTGAATGATCGCCGATCACAAAATCAACTGTCTGAATTGGAAGAGGCAATAACCCACCACCAGTTGCGCCGAATCGATACGGGTTCAAAAGCATCAGACTTTCACCCCTATCAACGCGACCTTGAGGCCAGTTGCGGTGCCGTCGCCAATCTGGTCGATGTCGATAGTGATCTCAGCGTCATCAGCCAAGTTTGCATCGGAGATGACGGCCGCAGTCGCCGCCGTAGTACTGGTCTTTTCGGTGTTGTCGATGGTCAGCTTGGTGCTGAGTATCGACGTGCCGCCCTCGTTGATGTCGATGGTCAGAATCGAGCCGCTGCTCTGCGCCGTAGTCAGCGAGGCACGCACGGCTGAAAGCGTGAAGGCAAACGGCATGCGGAAAGTTACTTTGGCGGCGCCAGTTGCAAGCGCGGTAGTCTCGTCGCTGCACGCGATTATGATCGACTGCGTGACGGTCGCGTCGTTATCGGCATAGGTGGGAACTCCGCTAACAACCTTTAGAACCTGGCCGTTTGTTCCGACCGCCAGGCGAGTTGCTGCCCCGCCTGTGCCGCCAACGATGATGTCACCAGGTGTCGTCATCGGGTTGGCAAAACCGGTGCCACCGGCTAGAGAGGTGCCGTCTGCGCGCGTGTAATCAGTACATCGCCAGTTGCCTGAGCCGAGGCTTACGAACTCGGCAACGTCGCCGGCCGCAGTGATGATGTTCCCACCAGTTGGCAGGATTAGAGATGTGGCGTTGTGGGTGATCGTCAGAGCACCCTGGAAGATCAGTACTCGTTTGGCGCCACTTGCAATGGTTCCCAGCGATGTGATCGTCGTCGTGCCACTGATACTGATCGTGTTGGCAGCAGCGGCGCCGATGTTGACGGTCGAAGCCGAGGCCAGCGTAACGATGGGCGCCTCATTGAGGGCTGTGGACAGCGTGCCACCGGTGAATACCGAGCTTGGCAAGATAGTCCAGGCGCTGCCGGTGTACTTGTAGTATTCGTCCTCGTCGTTGACGTGCAGAAGCATCCCTTCGCGCGGAGTGACATAGGTCCAGGCATTCACGCTACTCAGCCAGTAGGCAAGCTGGTTTTCTCGGCCTGCCCATGCGCCAGTTGCCGTCGCCGTGATGATGTACAGGGAGCCGTTCGTTGGCGAACCTGGCGGCGTTGCGAGACGATCAGTAACAGCCCCCTGGACAAGCTGATCAAGCCGCGCAAGCGCCTCGTTGACGTTAAGGTAGTTTGCCTGGCCGTTGGCCGTCTCGGTGAGTCCGAGCTTGTTGGTAGTCACAGAGTCACCTCATAGGCATAGCCGCGCCCTACCACAGCACTAAGCTGGTAGATGCGGAATGTGATCGAAGATTGTGCAGAGCCGAAGTCAGTTACCTGATTGGCCGCGGAATACGTGAAGCTTGGCGACGTGACGCTGATTGTTCGCACCACGGCCGAACCGTTCATTACGTCGATCTGGTAGGACTCGCTGGCTTCACCGACTGGAGCCTCTACACCGTTCGTCCACCAGCTACTGCTCAGCCGGCTGCGACGTGTGAAGGCGCCCGTGAAGTTGCCGGAACCGTCGCGCGATCCACGCCCATGCACTGGGCTCAGGCACTCAAGGTTTACCCCGCGATAGGCAAACTGCACACTGTCGGCGTCATCAATGCTCTGTCCAGCAGTGACAGCACGATAGGTACGATCAATGCCAATTGACTCGACCGCCATACCGATAAAGGCGTTGTCTGGATCGTCCAGCAGGATGAACCAATCGCCCTCCTGGTGCAGGCCAGTCGCCCACTCAGTTCCCTTGTCGCCGCGCACGAAGTTGCTGACGGTATAGTTGCCATCTGTTCCGAGTGATGCCGTCTGGAAGCGCACAATCTCCCAGCGACCGTCCGCGCCGTATGCAGCGAAGTTTGCACCGGTCAGCATTTGGTCGCGAGTGATGCTCTCCAGCTGGCCAGAGCGCAGTTCAACCGAAAGCGTGCGCTGATCGATCAGAGTGCATGGCGAAGACGGCAGCGTGTTACGAGCGGTGCCTATCGTGCTGCTTCCTTGGAATCCCTGAATGTCGCTCCAGGTCTGGCCCTTGTCGCTTGACCTGAACATGGTTGCGCCAGGCCAGGACGTGGAGTCGCCGCAGACCGCTGAAACGAAGCCAACAGCGTTCTGGATCGTCTCGTCGATGACGGGAATATCGAGCACCACTAGGGTGCTATCACCATCGAGTTCGACAGTCCCGTCAGGCGGAACACCTTCTGTTCCAGTCGCATCCGGCGCATACAGCGCAGCGCGATTCGGCCTTGCATTCACCGATAAAACGCCGTCAGCACCGCTTTTCACCGCCGCAAATCGCACTTCAAACAAGCTGCCGTCTTTGTCCTCAATCGTTACAACATCAGCCGGCTCTAGATCGCTGTGGATTGGTGGCAGGGTAATGCTGTACTCGTTGCGCTCAAGCCATGGAAGGAAGGTCAAAACCTCGGCCACACCTGCCGCCTCGTCGGCGTTCAGCACTAGCGGCAACTCACGATCAACGCGGTTTACTGCAGCTGTGTTCAGGCGCTCGGCGTACTGCTCGGAAATCGCATATTCGCGCGCTGCATCCATATACTTGATATTGGTCTTGGCCGGCAGCTGCGAATCCATCTCGCGCGAGTCGGCCAGCATTGCAACAGCCTCACCAGTGCTTGCGCCAAGATCCTGCCAAGGAATAGTCCTGACGCTGTTCTGGCCCCGAGGGACAAAGCGAATTTCATAACCGGATGGCACAACGTCAAACGGATATGCTGCCTGCAGAGGCTCAAGCGCGGATCTGATCGTTCCTCCAGACACATGGAAGCCGCGAACAGTGCTTGTCAGCAGGCTTGTATCCAGATCAGAGCTTGAGATCAGCGACGACAGCCCGCACTCAATTTGAACGACCTCGGCCAGCGGCACTGTAGATCCAAATGGAACAGCCCATTGAATGAATCTCCTACCAGCTATCGCGCCTTGGTAATCATTGAGCATTATCAGGCCTGACATTCCGCCGATCATTGCACTGATGGCCACGTTGTACTCAAGGTACTTAATGCCGTTTCTGATGCATGTGATGCGGATGTTTGTGTCGCTGTTCTTGTATGCAATGTACAGAACACCGTTTAGGTAGTACGGACAAACAGGTGAAGCAATTCCACCAGTACCAGTTATGTCCGGATAGTATCCGGACCCTAGCGTGACAGAATACGTCTGAACCTGCGAGAAATTTTCATCAAGAACATTATAAATTAGAGTTCCCGACGTAAACCGTATTTCGAAAGGCGACGTACCTGCAGTTGAGCCAAAAAATCCCGCTGCAACAGCAACGATTTCCGTTGTGGCTCCGTAAATGCTTTCGTCGTTTACATACGCCTTTGCAAAGCTCGAAAGAGCGCCTGGAGATATCGCCGGTGAAATCATCATCCGATAATGTTCGCCAACATCCCAAAACCATTGCATTGAACCAACACCCTGAGTGTTGGCAATGTACCTGCCATCATCTGCTGCCGCGATTTTATCGTTAGACAACCTGCTTGAATTGTATTGACCCCAGGCTCTGCGTCATAGCTTATTGCTGACTCCCAGGCGCCAGACTTTTCTACAGCATTAATATAATCGACCCTGTCATATGATTTTCCAAACTTCAAAGATGCAACAGTTAAGCTGCTAAACGTGCTTGACGTTGTGTATTTGAAGTTCTCAAGATTGCTATCAAACGCCACGCCAGCAATCTGAGTAAACGGTGGGATGCCATTTGGCGTAACGCTCATCACGACATTAACCGTCTCAAGCTGACGGTTTTTGATTATCTCGACTTTGAACTGAGCGCCTGAAGCGTGTTGCCATAGTCAGCAAGCTGGAAATCGTAGAAAACGAGATACGCGATACCGCGAAATGCCGAGGCGTTGCCAACGCCGACATTGGCCTCATATCGAGGGTCTGGAAGCTGATTGTCTGTACCGCGATACAGGCGCCATCCGGCAGCGCTTCGGTTTGACGCAATGATGGTGTCGAGATCAGACGACGAGTTGTTGTAGATCAGTTTGTCTGAGCACCATATGCGCCGCACTGCATCTATCTCGCCCTCACAAAGCGCCAGGGCGAATGTTGCTGAGTAGCTGTAGGTTTTGACAGTCGTCTTGCTGCCGCCGCCCTTCCCTCCTTGCTTTTCCTTACGCACGGTTTCACGTAAGCGGTTGTTCTCCAGCCAGATGATGTTCCCCGATATGCCAACGGTTCCGTAAACACGCGGCAGGAATGCACCATAGGTGCTGGTCTGGATCGATAGATCAGAGAGGCGCGGGCCTTCTACGGTTGGGCCTTTAGGTGGGTCAAGGGCGGCTCCAACGCCGGCACCCAGTGCGGCGCCCTGCAGCGCGCCCATTGGGCCGCCAACATAGAACCCAACTACGGCACCGACGATACCGCCAACTATCTGACCGCCAGAACTCATAGCGTGCCCTCAAAGCGGTAGACGTGAACGATACGCGCGCGCCACATGCTGGATATCCGGTGCTCTACAACGCTGCCGGCGTGCTCGTAGGAATGGATCATGGTTTCGCCGGCATGGATCGCTATGTGCTGCGGGGCGCCTTCAAACTTCATCAGGAGCACATCACCCTCGCGCGCATCGTCCTTTGGCACTCGGGCAAGGAAAGGCTGGCGGTCAATGCATTGCACCAGCAGCCCTTTATAGGGATTGCGCCCGTATGCCGGCTCGTCCTCGACAGGCAAACCAAAGGCACGACAGACCAGTACAAATACCCCGGCGCAATCCACGCCAACACCAGGCGCGCGCCCTTGGTGCCGGAAAGGCGTGTCGATCAGTTCGCGGGCGGCGGCGACGATATCTGCGGTTTTCATTTCCGGCCCCTTTGCTGATAGACGGAAGGAGATGGCAAGTGATCCTGGCCGCCGTAGTTGACCTTGTTGCTGTACTTGTCTTTGCACGCTGCAGGCGTCTTGCGGCACCCGGGGATCATTTCGTACTCGTCGCCTATCTCTGGCAGATAGAACATCGCCTCATGCAGTAGGATCGTGCCGTTTGAGGTGTAGGCCTTGATTTCCAGCGGCTTCAAGCCAGCGTTAGGCCCGGTCGTGAAGCGAATCGCGCCGTAGGCGAACCAGTCATTGGCTTCGGCCCTGGCGGAGTCGCGGAAATGGTATTGATCGGTGACCGAAGTCAGCGTGCCGGTGACCTTGAAGTCGGCCAGCGCAGGGCCGTCAGGGTTGGCGCGTGGTCCGGTGCACCGGCTCTGAGATACAGGCAGGGTTCGCCCATCAAGCGTCTCATCAAATAGCGTCCACGGGCATGACGGCGAGAACGAGCGGCCGACCGACTGGCTCAGCACGTCAATTGCACCCATGATCTGGACCGTATAGCGGTCGTCGTCCGTGTTTACTTTGCCGAAGAATCCAAGTCCGATGGGCTCTTCGTCCTCAATCGGATCGGCCCAAGATGTGGCAAACAGGTAAACGCGCGCGTTGTCGTAGACGCCGGCTTTGAGGGCGTCACGGCTAATCGCACCCAGCTGCAGGATTCCCTGCAGATCCAGGCTCTGGCTGGCGAAGGTGGTCGTGGCGTCAATCCCGGAGAACTCATACCCGCTTTCGGTCAAGTAGATCTGGCCATTGCTCATGGCCAGGTCTACCGGGTAGCCGGCCAGGCGCACTATCGGCGAATCGTTGGCCGGCTCAATGCGGACGCAGTAAACCCGCGTCTGCCAGTCTGCGACGTGTGATTTCATGGAATGGGCTCAGGGGTTGAGTATTTCGACAAGGCGCAGGGTGCCGGCGCCGTATACCGAGTTACCGAGGGAAGAAACGCGAAAGGAAGAATCAAACGCCGCTGGAATATCAAACTCACAACCACCGGTGACGATGTCTGTTCCGGTATCCAGCGGATGTGTCTGCAGCGTTCCGCCGCTGACATAGGCACTGAACAGAGCAGTATTGATGTTCACCGTTACCTGGTTGCTGCTGGGCTTGGCCACGATGACCCCGCGTAGGCCGTTGATCTGCGTCATGCCAGTCACGCCGCTGAAAACAACTGACTCGCCTACTAGAAAGGTATTGCTGCCAACATCCACCACCGCCTGTGCGGCCTGACTGATCGCGGTGATGGCGCGCGACTTGTTGACTGCCAGGGTGATACGCCCGGTGGTGGTATCCACTGACCATTGCGCCGCGGGCAGGATCTGACCATTGACAGCAATAGCTACTTCGTCTGCGACGGGCTTGTAGATCAACCGCTTAGGACGCCCAATGCTGGCCAACCCTGGCTTGTCTCGGCCGTACTCTTTCTGCAACTGGTAGACCCCGGCGCTTATCTTAAGCAGCGCGCAATCTGTGCCGGCATAGACTGAGACACCATCTATTGCTGTGGTGAAGTCCTTCCAGGCCTTAACCCTGAAGCCAGCAAAACCACCGTAGGTGCGGTGATAAAGGCTAGCTATCTCTTGCTCCAGCCCTGGGCCGTGCTGAACGAAATCAACCTCAAAAATCCGAAATGGCAGGGCATTCTTCAAAGAAGAATAACGACCACCTCCAGATGTATTGACCACGTCGACAAAGTAGCTGTCTTCATACTCTGCGCCCAGGCGAACGCAAACGCTGAGCCGCTCTTCGATGAACTGCCCCATCAGGTGTACCTCGTGGAATCAGCTACCGCCCGGGCGATCGCTCTGGATATGGTGGCCTGCGCCTCTCGAACCTGACGCGCATCTCGCATGCCGGACAAGTCGAAGTTGTTCTGCACGCTCACCGATCTTCCTGAACCAGCAGCATCGTTTGATGCCTTGGCGATGGCCCTGTCCAGCTTGTCGGCCGTGGCCTGGCGGCCTGTTACGGCAGCAGGCCCAGTGACGATTTCCGGGCCGCGCTCGCCGACAATGCCCCACTGGCCGGCTGCGATGCTGCCACCAGAGTCGAATAGCCCGGCAAAGGCAGAAGCAAGGCCACCGGCACCAGCACCACCAGCAGCACCGCCAACCGCACCCAGAACGCCCTGCGCCAGGTTTGCTGTTAGCTGTCGGGCTGCAATGCGCGCCAGGTCTTCAATGATGGAGTTAGCCAGATCCTTGAAGGAAAGCTTGCCGGTAGTGGCAAAGGTCGTGAGGGTATCTTCCAGGCCATTGAGTACGCCGGTAGTCAGGTTCTCGAACTGGCTGGCCAGATCTTTCGCGCTGTCGATGTAATCTTCGATTGCCCGCTGAGCTCCAGCCAAGGCGCTTGAACGTGCCTCGTCCTTCCTGCGCTCACCCTCTTCAACGATGGAAACTTCCTGCTCCATCGCCTCGCGCAGGGCTTCCAGCCGAGCCTGGTAGGCTTCATCTGAAAGGGCATTATCGGTGCCCTGGGCACTGGCAAGCTCCTCCAGCCGCTGCGCGTACTCTTGCTGGATGGCGTTGATTTCCCGAAGCAGATCAGCGCGCTTCTGCCCTAGCCCAATGGCCTCGACCTCGATGTCTACTGCATCCTGGGCCAGCTCAACCTGGTTGCGCAGTGCGGCAGTGTACTGGTCGGTGTCGCGCGCTTCCTGCAGCGCTTTCTTCTGCTTCTCGAATGCATCCACGGCATTCAGCGCAGCTTCAGCCTGATCAAGCTGAGATTGCGTTGCACCATCGAGCGCCAGCTTGAACAAGGTTTGCTCGCGCGTGCTCATCCCAACTGTGGCAGCCTGCAGTTGCAGCGCTTCGATTTGGGATTGAATCGCGTCAGTTGCTTTCTTGGTCTTCTCGCTGTTCTGATCAATAACGATTCCGGCTGACGTACCGCGCTGCCGCCCCTGTTCAAGAAGATCGGCAATCAGCTTGATGCGCTTTGCGTAATCAGTCTCGGCGCCTTCTCCAGAGCCGGCAGACCAGATGCCATCCAACACCTTGGCGTAGCCCTCGACGCTGCGGCCAACGTCATCGAAGCCAACTGCCAGGGCGCCCTTGAAAGCGTCGAAGTTCTTCGCAACCTTGGCACCGATCACAGGCGCGGCAAGAGGACCCAGCAGCAGGTCGCTAGCCTCGACGCCAGCCGCGGAGAAGCCAGCAGCCAGGGCGCCGATGCTCTTGCCGACCGCCTGGAATGCCGCATAGGCGCCGAACGCGGTGGCGGCCAAGCCTTTGAGGATGTTGCCGAAAGTCTGACCGGCCTCCTTGGCGATATCCGTGCCACCTGCAACAGTGAATAGCTCGCCGGACAAGTCCGCGAGTACAGGCAGCAGGCCGGCCACGATCTGGTTGCGCAGTCCATCCATGGCTTGGCCAGTCAGGATGGAGACCGCCTGCAGCTCAGTGGCAGCGCGGATGGTGTCGTTATCGAGGATGGCACCGGCGGCGGCGGCCTGGTCGCCCAGCAGCTTGAAGCCCTCGGCGTTGTTCTTCAGCAGCGGCAGCAGCGCCGTGGCATCGCTGGCGATGGCCTCCAGGTAGAAGGTCATGTCCTGCTGGCTGGCACCTGCCTTTTCCAGGCTGGAGACATACAGCCCAAGAGCCTCGGGGCCGGACAGCTTGCGGAACTGCTCCGCAGTGACGCCGACCTTCGGCGCCACGTTCTCGAAGAAATCCGCCAGCGCACCGCCGCCGGTCTGCAGGAAATCGCCGACCTTGTCGTTCACATCCTTGAAGATATCGCCCAGCTTGTCCTGCTCGATGCCCACCGCCTGGGCACCAGCGGCATAGCGCTGGAACTCCTCCGTCGATGAGTTCGATACCTGCGCAAGGCGGCTGACCTCATTCGCCGCGCGAACCGTGTTTACCGTCAGCACTGCGAGGCCGGTTGCGGTCGCCACAGCCAAGCCGGCAATGGCCTTGCCAGCGATATCAGCCGACTTCCTGATGTCGGCCATCTTCTTCTGAGACTCGCGCGCAGCCTTGTCCAGCGGCCCAGTAAAACCGCCGATCTTGGCTACTAGATCAAGCGTCAGCGTGCCGAGGTTCGCGGCCATTCATTTTCTCCGGGCAATAAAAAACCCGCCGAAGCGGGTTTGGTGTAGTCGGTGCTGCTACTCAGCTTTCATGCAGGTTAGATATGCCTGGTTTCCGAACTCAACGGTTTCTCGCTCAATCGAAGATCGCGTAAATCGCCGCTCTACTTCATAGGCGCTCAAGACCAGTTGCCTTGTCAGATCATCAAATCCATCCTTCTGTTTTTCTGCGGCTCCGATCATCACATCGATCGGGACGCCATCCTGTCTAGCCTTCATCACCTCCCGCGCGACCTGTGCCGTTTTTCCGCAAAGATCGTCGGCAGTGGCTGCCGCCGGCACACATAGCGCAACCAGGAAAAGCATGTGAAATCGCATAGATATCCCCCTAATGAAGAGAAAATTAAATCTAGCATCACAGCCTTCCCACAGCATCAATGCCATGTCGCCATGGCCTGTTCAAGAGTTACAGCAGGCTCTTCCTCGTGCGGCATGAAGTCGTAGAGCTTGTGGCCGCCGTTCTTGCTATGAGCGTTTGCGTACAGTGTGGCCAGCAACGCCGCGCCACGCTCTACGCGCATGCCTAGGTGAAGCGAGCCGCGCTTGCGGCGGTAGCGCATCCAACTACAGAACTCGGTATAGCTCAGCCGTTGCTGTGCCTCGGCGATGGTGCGGCCGCCGATGCCGCACAGCACCAGCTCGTGCCACACCTCTTCTAGCTCGCCGAGGTCTTCGGCTTTCCCGGATTGTTTACCTCGCCAATCACCTGCAGCAGAGCCATGGTCAGGTTGCCGTCAAGGGCTCCGCCGGTGCGCTGGGGCAGACCGTCACCGCCGAGCATCGGCTTACCATCCTCGCCTTTGACGATCGGCCCATCGGTAATGTCCTCGGCAGTGAACACCTGCTTTCCGTGCTCGTCGCAAATGCTCGCGGCGATACGCCCGGCCACGCCATCCGTTTTCCCGTAGATGGCGCGTAGGTCATTCACGGCGGCCTGGTATGAAAGGGGGCGAACGTAGACCGTGGCGGTGTATTCGGTTTCGCCCTGCTTCCAGGTGATTTCCTTCTCCACCGGAGCGCCGGTAAAGGCGCCCGCTTCCTTGAGGTTTTCGAGTGTCAGTTTCATGCTGGTTCCTTACGCAGTTTTGCGAATCCAGGCCGAACCGCCTGAGCGCTGGATGGTGGCCGCAGTGGTGACGACAGTGTTTGCTGCGAAATCGAACGGGAAGTCGCTGACGTAGCCGCGGAACACGAACCAGGTGCGAGTTGCGGGGAGGACGAAATCCCAATTGCCTTCGATGTCTTCCTCGGCAGTCGGCACAACATCCTTGCCATCAGACCAGCCCACGGCAAAGGCGATGTCTTGATCTTCCTGGTCGTCCGACTCGGATAGTTGGTACAGGCGGTAGTGCGAGTCGTTGCGCGGGTCGGCGTTCAGCGTCAGCGACGCCTGGCCCGGAGTACGCAGGCCGCGCAGGTATCTGCGCACGGTGTCGCTGAGACAGGTTGCCTCGATTTGGTCGGCTGGGTTGCCGCCCGGGGTGAAAGCGGTAGCGCACTCGATCTCGATCACTTCGTGCTGATCGGTCGGGTCGCCGCTGGAATCCAGCGCGCGGACCAGGGCGTAAATCTGAGTGCCTTGGGCAAGGATGGCCATGGTGTATCTCCTGTAGCGGGGTTTCTTGAGGTACAAAAAAACCCGCTCTAGGCGGGTTGATTGGGGTGGTGCTCGGTTATCGCTGGACGATCCAGGCGACATCAAAACTAAATCGGTACTTCTTGGTCTCTTGGTCGCGCGCCTCGCCGCGCCAGGAGGTCACGTAGGCAACAGGCTCGATTGCGTCGCGTAGCGCCTGAGCGACCGCCCTGGCTGACGCCGCAGTGTCCGCGTAAACGTCGACCTGGGTGTTGTAGCTATCGGCGTCCGGCAAGGTGCCCAGGTAGTTCTCAGGCTGCCCGCCGAATCCCTGCCAGGCGACGTATGGGTAGACCACGCCTTGCGGCGCCTCTCCGAATGGGTAAAGCCGTACCGGGTTGCTGCCGATCAGCGCCTTGACCTGAGCCGAGGATGAGCACACTGCGAAGATTGGTGCGTACATTAAACCCCCTGCGCAGCTTTCTTCTTGGCGCGTTTTATCGCCCGGTCGATAGCCTTCTCATACTCGTTGACGAAAGTTTTTGTCACCGCACTGATATTGTCAGCCAATGCGCTGCGCATGAATGGCTGTGCGCGCATGTTCTCGGTGCCGAACTCGAGCAGACGCCAGTGCGGCGTTGGTCCGTTAAGACCCTTGTCTGGGTTGCCCTTCTCCCTGATGACTGCGCCGTGCATAACCCCGATGCGGAAACCAAGGTCGCCGGTGCGCTTGAACAGGCGGCCGTTCCAGCGCAGGCCGATGTTGGCAGCGATGGAGCGGCCGGTCTGGGCATCGTCAACTCGCGCGGCGCCCTCCTTGGCCTTGTTGGCCACCAGCTGCGCCGCCTTACGCAAGGCAGAGCGGCCGCCCTTACGCTTCACGTCGTATGTGACGGCCTCTAGCTTGCCAAGTAGGCTGTCTAGGCCGGTGATGCTGAACTCGATTGTGTCAGCCATAGCTCGGCACCCAATCTGCTTTGATGCCCCACGGGCGGGGCTGGCCATGGAAGCATACGATCGTCGCGCCTTCCGGCAGCTGGCCGTTGCCCTGGCCGCGCGTGGCCTGCTGCTTGGTGCAGACGTGGACCTTGTAGCTGATCACGTCGCCGGGGGTAGTCGTCCTGCCAGCGGGCTGCATGTGGCAGGCAATCGCCGATCAGCTTCTGATCGCCCAGGCTACCGCAGCGTGCCATATGGCCTGCTGGGTCTTTGATCCACTCCTGCCAGACGATGTCTCGATCAGCAGCTGATAGGTACATCAGCCCCGACGCTGGGCGCTCGGGAAAGTAGAAATCGCTGAGCATCGTGGTCCGGCCGGCAGACGCAAGCCGCTCAATGTCGCCGACAACGACCGTATCCAAATCGAGATAGAACATGTCGCCGTAGATGTCAGGACGGAACAATTCCATCTTGCACCACCAGCCCTGCCAGTCGTGCAGCATCGTGATTGTCTGAACGCCAGGGATAGGAACGTCGCTCAGGCAAACCAGTTTCGGAATTCTCCGCGCCAGGGCCCGCACGTGCTCTGGGCGGTACTCGCCGCCGCTGCGCAGCACGCAGATATTCAGCGCCATACGCACAGCTCCAGATCGGTGTTGTAGTGCGGGTACGGTACACGGATAACCTGGCTCACCGGGCCAATCAGGGCTTCGTACTCGGCCCGCTCGCGGTTGAACACTGGCGGAATACCTGGCTTTCTCCAGCGGCGTCCCATGATTTCTCCGATGACAATCCGAGGGTACTTCTTGAGCTGGTCGATCATCGCCGGCAGTTTCGCGTCAGGCACATGCAGCAGGACGGTATAGGCAAGCACCGTATCGGCCTGCTGCCATTCCTCGACGTACTGGTGCAACGGGTTGTCGCGGCGTGCTTTCGCCAGCGCTGCGGGGTTTACATCCATACCTACATAGGCGGATGGATCGAAAGCCGGAGAGAGCCGACCGTCACCGCAACCGACCTCGAACACGGAGCCAGAGCACGCCTCGCGCAGCGACTCGAACAAACCAATCTCCGGGAAGCGCTTACCGCGCGGAGTCAGATGGTCTAGCTCAATGTTGGAGCGCCAGTAGCAATGCTCAACCGGAGCACTGGGGGGCTGCCCAAGCTCATCCTCGAGGATGCCAAGCGGGTACATATCCAGGGCCGTGGCCCGACTGCAGTTCACGACCTCTACGCCAGTGATTCGGCGGGCGTCTGCGCGAAACTGACCGTAGAACTTTGGCAGGCTGACCGCGTTGCCCAGCGGCTTCTTGTGGTCGCCATGCCAATGTCTGGCACCGCCTGCGCCAACCTGGCAGTCATAGCCCAGCATGATCACCCGTGCGGCGCCACGGTGGGCTGCCAGCAGAATTGCCCCAGAGCCGCTATTGCCGCCCTTGGGCGACGACGAACACGGTACGCCGAGCACGTCATGAACGGCTGTGAGGCGTTCGCCGGCAAACTGCGGCTTCATGACTTCCCACCACTTGCGGTCCATGGCGTACAACACGTCTGCCCATGGCGCAAGCTGGTAGGTGTTGTTGGTCACGACCACGCGCCGATTGTCCGCGGCTTCGCGCCACTGGCGCACGATCTCAACGTCTGCGGGAGCGAGCGATGGACCAGAGGCCATGCAGACCACCGTCATACCGGACCAATCAGCCATTGTTCACCCCAGCGCTCACCGGAACGGTGAAGTACTCCAGGCCGCTGTCCTTGTCCGGCAACAGGCCGGCGATGTTGTAGACAGTCGACTTGTGCAGAATGCGCATTGAGGCATCAAGCCCTTCGCGGTAGCGCATCGTGATCCTGGCGACGACCTGCGACTGCACAGCCTGCGCTGCGATGAACTCACGGGCGCTCAGAGGCTCTATGGCGGCAGGCACGTTCGGCCATACCGTTACCCAGGTCGGAGTCACATCGCCCGTGTCCGGGTCTTGCACATCCTGGCGGGCCTGGATGTCCACCCTGTGCCGCAAGCGGCCTGCCTTCAGTGCCATTACGCTAGCGCCGGGTCGCGGAGCGGATACAGGAGCGCGGTGACGGGCTTCGGCAGATAACCGGCCTCAAACGCGCCATCGGGGTTCTCGTCGCGATCCTTGTACAGATAGCCGATCAGCAGCAACGTGGCGGCCTGCACTTCCTCGGCAATGATCTTGGCGCCTGAGGAATCGCGCTCATAGACGGGATCGCCGCTGGAGTTGACAACATCGTTGCCGTCGCTATCCGCCTCGATCTTGAACGGAGAGCCAGACTTCAGGTAGTTCTTGACAGCCCGAGAAGCGGCGGTGATGTACAGCCCAATCAGGTTGTCGTCCTCGTCATGGTCCATGTTCAAATGTGCCTTGGCGCGCTCAAGGGTGACGTACATCATTTGTCGTCATCCTCATCACGGATTTTCACGCCCTTCTTCGGGTCATGTCTCGATGCACTCTCGCGAAGGTCTTTCCCGTCGCGGCCTTTCTTCACGGCCATACGCCAGTCAGCAGAAGAGCCCGGCACGCCTTCGGGCGCGTCCTTCTGCGCGATCCAATAACAGCCGCCATAGGTAGTGCCGTCGCCGGTTTCGTATTGCGCTGCTTTCTCCGCGCTGAACACGCCACGGTCCAGAACAGCAGCAATCTTCAGCGACTTCTCAACGACTGTTTCGCCTGCCTGCAGCTTGACGGTTACGGTGCGCCCGTCATCGCTAAGCGACAGGTCGAACGACTCCAGCGGCAGAGCGTCTCGGCCGTTCTCCCCGTTTTTCGGAATAGGCATACGGTCAGCGGCCTTCTCGAAGGTTTCGCGAGCCTGGCGCTCCCAGGACAGGGTCAGGTCAGAGAACCGGCGCTCGAAGGTCGCGGCGACTTCATCGATGCTTGGACCCTTCGGCAGCTCCAGCGACTTGACCAGTCCGTCTAGGTGGGCGCGCAGCACATCCATGTCGGCGTCGCGGCCTGGCTGAGGCTGAGGCAGATCGGCTACGGCCTTGCTGACCAACTCGGCCAGCACGGGGCGCACATCATCGACCGTGACGGACTTGCCATCTTTCGGCGGCGGCACTTCTTCTACGGCCTTCGACACTTCTTCGCGGATCAGAGGCGCAACGTCCTCAACGGTCACGCTATTTCCATCTGCCGGCGCTGGGATGGCCTTCACCAGATCGTCCAAGTGCGCCTTGAGTGCGTCCATGTCCGCATCGCGGCCTGGCTCGCCGTCTTTCGGCGTAGGAACGAGCGCGGCTGCCTGCTTGGCAATTGCCTCAAGGTCAGGACGCTCGGCCAGCGCTTTCTCCAACTGGGCAATGCGCTCAATCAGCGGCGCCGTGGCTTCACGGACAATGGCGCCCATCGCCTTGCCGAATTCTTCGGGGTCGATCATCGGGTGGCCTCAGTGCGTGCGGCTTGGACGAACTTAAGACGAAACAGCTCGGCCTTAACCTGTTTTGATTCTTCTATAGCAGCAGACAATTCTGCCCCTTGCGCTGGATCAGGTGCCGGAGCTGGGCTCGGAAGCACGTTGTTGCGAACCTGATCCAACGGCATGTCCTGCATCTGCATGTACACGGTATCGCCGCCATCAAGCGGCGGCAGGTTGAAGCTCAGACGCGCGTTGTTGATCGTCTCAATGCTTCCGTCGATCAGGGTCCGGTGGTAGTCGGCTTTCTTGCCCGCGTCCATCCGCATGAGCACAGATTCGTCCATGTCGATCTTGTACGGCTGCGCGTTGAGCCCATCGGTCAAAAGGCACTCCATGGCGTGGATGTGGGTCTGCAGAGCGTCGTCGTAATACAGCTGATTGATGGCATCCACGCCCAGGCCAGAAGGGATGCTGCCAAGTCCGACTTTGAATGGAGGAATGCCGAACGGCTGGCAGATCTGCTCATCTGAGTAGCGCAGTTGCTCGACCATTTGCGAGTCGACCGACTTCGATGCCAGTGACATGAATTTCAGGTCATCGCCTACAACGGCGACCTTGCCCGAGTTGGCCCCACTGAAATTGCTGTTCCAGTAGTCAGCCAAGCGCTTGGCTGTGTCATCACCGATAGACCCGGGCGCCGACAGGATGCCGGATGGCTGGGCGTTGTTCGCGAAGAACTCAGCGGACGACTTGATGATTCGCATGTTCTTCAGCGCCGGCCAGTGCGCAGCAGCAATCGGCGGCAAACCAATCAGCGGGTGAAACGGGCAGACGCAGCGGTCGTGGATGATCTCCGAGGCCGGAACAATCAGGCGCTCGTCGCCACCGTCTGGCAGCAGGTTCAGATTGTCGGTATAGAGCTGGTAGAACACTTCGCCCGAGTCAGACACCAGCGGCATAACTCGGCACGGGTCGAGGATGTACAGGCCAACCACAACGCCACGGCTTCCACGCTCCTTCAGAACATACGTGTTGCCCTGGCTGAGCTTCGACAGGGACCAGTACTCGCGGAACTGCTGCCCGGTCTGGTAATGGTTCGGCTTACCCAGCACCGGGGAGTAGGCCGGGTTTTCTACCGCGTCCCAAATGCCGCTGCTGTTGCGCGCCTTAAGTGAAAATGGAAGCTTTCCAATGTCCGTAGCTATGCGAGAAACGCAGGCGTACAGGGTCGGGTACTGCAGCAGCGAGTCAAGCCGCTCTTCCTTGTTGCGCTGCCAGGCGCCAGTGAATGGCTCACGGATCAGCGGCCACCAGCCGCGAGAGACAGGCACATTCTGCATGGCCTTCTGGCGGCGAGTGACTTCAAATCCGAACAGGCGCATGCCTTACTCCTTGGCGTCGATAAACGCTTGCACGTCAGGCTTGGTGATAGCGCCAGCTTCGCCAGTGCCAACCACCTGAGCCAGGTCAACGCCATGGGCCGCCGCAAGTTCACGCGCAGCCTTGGACGCTCTCAGCTCTTGCTGCGGTTCTGACTGAACAGGAGGCGCTGAAGCAGGTTCAACAGCAGGCTGCGCCATTGCCGCGACGCCATAGCTGCCTTTGCCCAGGTCTGACAGGATCTTGGCGAATTTCTCATCCATGACCTGTTTGCGCCCGTTCTTGTGCGTGAAAGTGACTTTCATGATTCTCTCCGTGCCGCCTTGTAGAAGGGGCCGCAGCGCAGCCCCTTGAGCCAGACGGCTCGGTTAGACGCCCCAGAGGACGCCGGTCAGGTAAGCCACGGCCGAAGCGCGGCGACGAGCCCAGTTGATGGTGCGCTCGGCACGGAAGCCGACCAGATTGCGCTGCCACAGGGAAACCATGACAGTGCTGGCAGTGGTCGGGTTGTCCGGCGCGTTATCCATCTGCAGGGAAGCCTCGGTGGACATCGATAGATCGATGCCGCCCTCGTCGCCCATGTAGATGTCGCTGGCGTTCACCAACGCAACGATGGAACCGCTGGAATCAGTCGGAACGTATTCCGAGATGATCACCGGCAGACCTTCGAAGGTGCCGCCCATCATGCTGATGCCGGGGAACTCAGCCTGTCCCATCGGGTTGCGCATCAGGCTAAGTGCCAGAGCGGTGGTTGCGGACATGATCCATACGCCGGAGGTGGGGGCGTTGTTGGCCGCGATGAATGCGCCGAACACTGCGCGTACGTCTGCGCGGATGGCATCGGCGTCGGTGCCGCTGGAAGGGATACCGGAAACACCGTTGAGGATCGAAGCCGGAGAAACGCCAGCCACGGCAGCCTTGGCCGGGTCGATGAAGTCGATATCCAGGCGCTCACGCAGGGCGGCAGCCAGTTGATCGCGGATGATGCCATCAGCAGACGGACTGGAGTCGCGGATCACTTCCATGGTGGCCACGGCGATGTTGGCGACCTTCAGCGGGTCCAGGGTGGTGCGGTTGAAGTCGAACTTGGTCAACGGCTTGGCCTGACCTTCGCCGACCCAGTAGCCGTCACCGCCAGAGGTCTGGCCGATCAGCGGGGTGCGGAACGGCACGTTGCGCAGCGACGGGATACCGTTCTGGCCGAAACGACCAAGGATGGTCTGCGGACGCAGGTAGGCCACGAAGTCAGCGAAGACGCTGGTTTCGTCACCGACCAGGGGGCCAGCCCAGGTGGAATCGGAGGTGGTAGCGGCAGCGACGGCTGCCTTGGTCACAAGACGCTGGGTGGCGGCGATCACCTGATCCTGGCCGTCGTAGAGAGCCTTGGCGATGCCGATGGCGTCGCGGTGCTCCAGATGGCCGAGCGCCAGGCACTTGGCGGCACGTGCGAAGGCGATGCCCGGTTCCAGCTTCTGAGTGTTTTTGGCGCGGACTTGGATTCCGTCCTTCATGTCCAGGGCCTTGATGCGGGCGTCCTTTTCCTCGTGGGCCGGCTTGGCGGTGGCGGCCTGCGACTTTTGCATGCCCTTCAGGCGGGCGATGTGCTTGTCGATGGCAGCCACTTCGCCCTCGAGGGTGTCGAACTGCTCGGATTGTTCGGCATCCAGGGTCACGCCTTCTTCGGCGGCCTTGGTCATGATGGCTTCCATTTCGGCAGCCTTGGTTACGCGAGTCGCTTCGAACTCGGCGATTTGTTCAGCAACAGTTTTCATGTCATGGCCCTCCTGGGGCTTCGGAGACTTGATGGTTTTGGTGGTACTTGCCGAAGCGCCGGCAGGGGTGACGCGAACGACCGGATCAGATTTCTGGCCAAGCGCGGCCCGCTGTTCCTGATCGAAGGACTTGATAGAGGTGATGCTTGCTTCTGCGTTGGCAGGGATGGTCACGGCGCTGAGCTCGTTCCATCCCCACTTGGTGAAGTGGATGCCGCCGCTGTCGATAAAGCTGTATTCCTTCGGGCTGAAGCCGATGGATAGCCCGCGAACTAGCCCGGTCTTGATCGATGCCCACGCTTCTTGCAGCCGCGCGGCCATCTGCGAGGGCATGTCGTCGGTCGGCGCAACCAGGCGGGCGACGATCTCGATGCCGGCCTTCGTGACCTTGGCCTTTACAACGCTCCCGATTGGCTCGGCGTGCTTGTGCTGCCACAGCAGTGGGATAGGTAGCGTGAACTCGGCGCCGGACGGCTCGACAATGTCGCCGTCGCGGTCGGTGCCCGGCGTGCTGGCAATGCCGACGATTTCGCGCTTTTCGTCGTCCAGCTCCTTGACCACAAGGGTGCTGTAGGCCTTGGTCTTCATTGCTTTTCTCCGGGCAATAAAAAACCCGCCGAGGCGGGTTGCGAAATAAGCGGGGCAACGTTGGAGTTGAACCAACGACCTCTCAGCACGTGAACCGACGTAAAGACGCCAGGCCGAGCGCTCTAACCATCTGAGCTAGTCACCCCAGAACAAACATCTGGTATTTCTTCTTCGCTGCTGCCGGGTTAAGCGCCATCAGCGTGACCGCGTTGAACAGCGCCATGAGCGGGTCGATCTTTGCCGAGCCGCTGGCTTGCTTGGTAATCAGGATCGAGTTGGCGCGTGGCTCCACGCGGGCGTTGCCAACGCACCAGGCCATCATCGGCTGTGCGCTGGGCTTGAACTCACCAGCTGCCAACCAGCGTTCGGCGGTCTTGATCGCGCCACCAAGCTTCCAACCCTGGCTCACCGCCACGATCTTGTCGGCTGGTATGTCTCTCTCGGCCAGTTTATCGAGGATTGCGCCGAGCCCTACCGGGTCGCAGCCGATCATGTCGAGAAGGCCTGCTTCGTGGACCTGCTCGCAGAAGTCTGCGAGCTCCTCAACATCGTCACCGACGCGTTTTACTAGGGTCAGGTGGCCAGCCTTAGCGAAGTCTTCCAGCGCCGGCGCGATCTCCTTGCGCCGTTCGAGCACCGATGGATGCGCCCAGGCGTAGCCCCAGCCAAGTTTGCGCTGTGAGTCCTTCTCGCGCCCTACCAGGTAGAGACCGAGCAAGTCATCAAGTCCGCCGCCGTCGATGCCGATGTCGACGACCTCGCAGCGCTCAAGCAACTGATCGAAGGTCACCGGTACAACCGAGTCTTCCCAGAAGTCAGCGCCAGCCCAGCGGTCCGAGCGGAGTGCCAGGCCAATTTCCACGTTGCCGTGCTTGGCGAGGAAGCCGCGGAACGACTCCTCCCCGCCCTGTTGAGCCTTGGTGAATTCGCGCTCCAGGAACTCACGGTCCACTGAGTATCCAAGATTCGGATTGACCAGGGCTAGGTTTTCCGCCAGAAGGTGCTCCTTGCGGGCCACCATCTCCGGGGGATGCTCGAAGATCACCGGAACGAAGCGTTTGTCGACGATCACGCCATCGCGCACGTCGCGGGCGTACTGCAGTTTCTGCTTGAACACGCCGGCTGGTGGCTCGTCCGACTGCGTGGTCAGGTAGATCACGAAGCCTTCAGGGCGAGATGCCAGACCGCCGATGGCCTCGCGCAGCATGTTCTCCGCGTCGTGCCTCTTGCCGAACAGCCATAGCTCATCGACCAGCGTTCCTACAGACTTCTTGCCGCCTACCGTATTCGAGTCAGCCGCCACCACCTTAAGCGTGGCACCGCTCTCTCGGTGCGTGATTGACTTAATGTGCGTCTGGACGTGCATCAGTGCGTCCAGATCCTCATCCCGCTGCGTCATATCGCGGGCCGGGGCGAAGGCGTTGTTCGCCACCTCCACTGTCGGCGCCAGGATCGAGAACTCTGCCGACTGGCGCCAGTTCAGGATCAGCGCCGTCATCATGATCCCGGCAGCGATGGTGCTCTTGCTGTTCTTCTTCGGGATCAGGATGAACCATTCAGTGATCAGCCGGCGTCCCGTCTCCTGGTCATAGGCGCCGAAGATCGAAGCCACCAGGTCGAACACCCATGGCGCGCATGCCTCACCGAATGTCGGACTGCCTGGGGCGTCCACGATCTTCAGTTGCTTGAACACGTCAAGCGCCTGCTCGGCCATCTCCGGAAAAATCGGCGGCGGGATGATCGAGTCGCCTTGTATTAGGCGATCAGCCAGTCAGGGCATGCGGTCGACCATTCCGGCATGTCACTTCACCGCGCGCAGCGGTGGCGGAGTGGCGCCGAACTTTCGGCCTGCCTGCTTAGCCGCCTCTGCCTTCTCGTCCTTCTTCCCCTTCTCGCCCGGCTTGGCCACGGTGAACGCCGCCAGTGACTTGGCTGCATCGAGGCGCAGCTTAGGGTCGGCCTCGAGGTCATTCATCACCTGGCGCATGAACTCCAAAGGGTCATCCGACCTGGCAGGGATGTATGGATCAGGGTCTGCTGACACCTTGTCGACCTTTGCATCAGACGCCTTCAAATGCCGACCCATAGCGGCTTGAACGTCAGGGTCTTTCTCATAGCGCGAGGCCGCCTGTGCAGCGGTCTTTTCCGGGCAGCCAGCCTCAATGGCTGCGGCCTTCTTGCCCAAACCGGACAGCCGCGCGGCGGCGTACCGGCGCTTCTGTTCGGTTAACGCCATGGTTAACAGCTCCTGTTAACGGGGAAATAATCTGCAAATGAGTTCGGGGGCGGTGTCCGAGCGATTCCGTTTTGGAATATTGGACCACCCCCCATGCAATTTTTGAGAATCAGTCGCGTCCAGCAGCGGACTCGGCCGCGGTCTTGACCTTGTGACAATCGGTGCACAGGGTCTGCAGGTTGCTGTCATCGTCCGTGCCACCCTGGGCTACGTTGACGATGTGGTCTACCTCGTTGTCCTCGCCTACCCTGCCGCAGTGCTGGCAGGTGTAGCGGTCACGAAGCAGGATGCGATCACGGATACGGCGCCACGGCCGGCCACCACGGCCAGAGCCCCATGACTCCCTGCCACCGGGAACAGCCATTGCCATCTCGCGCTTAGGCGCGGACTGAAGGCGAGGCTTGATCGTGGTGAGCCTGGCCATCAGAGCACTGGACTCCCATCCATGTACGTAGACGACGCTTGCTCCGGGTCCTGGTCTTCAGCCATTCCCTGAATCAGCATCAGCAGAAGTTCGTTGGTCTTGCGCTGCTCTTCCAGTATCTGGGTTAGCAATGATTCCACGCGATCTCTCCCAAGCGATCTGTGCCCACTTCTTGATCCAGGCTCGTCGCCTCTCACACGCTTTGCAGGCCATGGGCTTTCCTCCACTCTCTCCTCCCCATCTCCATGCCTCACAGATGAGCAGGCCACATAGGCAGGCTATTAGGTAGGCGGATAGGAGGTGGGCGTGAAGGCGTTTCATTGCGATATCTTTCGCTCCGCCCACTTGCCGGCCAGCGCCCTTACCTGATCCACTCCTAGCAGCCCGATCAAACCGGCAGCGAATAGCGTCCAGGCAAGGTTTGCACCCATAGCGTTTACGCCGAGGCCGACGAGCATGATCAGCAGCGCACCGAATGTCGATTCGAGCAGTCTGGCCAATGGGCTCTTCTTGTCGCCGTAGAGGTGGATTCGGATGTAGGACAGAACGAAGGTCAGCATCATGGCCAGGCCGTGTTCGCGCAGGGCCGCAGCTAGTGCCACCCAGAAGTCAGGGCTTTTCTCTGGCATGGGTCATCTCAGCTATGCGGCAGAGTGAATAGGTCCGGCCTCACATGCGCGTGCGATCCGCTCGGGGCAAGGAGGCAGGCATGGGGCCGGAATAGGGTTCAAGCCAGACGCGGCTTGCTGAGGTATGCACGCAGGTCGCTTGCCAGCGTAAGAGCGTCGGTTAGCTCAGGGCTTGCACCGCACCGCTCGATGGCAAGGCACACGCCACGCGCTAGCTCAACAAGCGCGGCGTCACTCGGTCGAGGGACATCAGGATTGCTTGGAGCCATCAGCACAGGGTTAGCGAGCATTGTGTTCTCCAGAACGAAGAAAGCCACGACACATGGCCGAGGCCGGAAATTAAGAACCGCTGCGTACCCGAAGGCAGAGGCAGCGGCCATCTGTAGTGCCCGATTCCCCGCACGTCTACGGGGCGATACCTGTACTCAGGTCGCGCAGTGTGCTGCGTGTTGCGCGTGTGGCGCGTAGCCGATCGCAAGCAGGCCGGGGATTTGATGGGCGCAGGATGGCGAGGCCTTCATCAGCCAGGTTCCGCCCGAAACGGAAAAGCCCCGACCAGATTGCTCTGTGCCGGGGCTTCATTTAACTGTTATCGATCCTCAAGGCGCAAGATCGACAGGATGATCAAATAATGTTGCATCGTTGCGCGGGTGTCAAGCGGCATCTGCCATCAAAACGCCTTCCTCCTGAAGTATCTTGCCAGACGCGGCCAAGGCCTCGGCCACCATTTCGTCTAGCACCCTATCGATGGCCTTCTTCCAGCGCCAATAGGTGGTTCGATTCAGGCCCTGGCCGTCCCAGGTGTTGATATCGTAGAACTCAGCCGGCAGTACGATCATGTCGGTGGATCGCTTCACGTACTGCTCGCGGCGCGCCTGGCCGACATCCTCTGTCATCTCACCACCTGCCAGATGCTTGACCACACCAGCCTGCAGCGAATCGAACTGTGCACGCTCCCGGGCAGCACGGCTGGCCACCTCCTGCCCGGACTGCACTTGCACGCCTCTGACTGGCGGGATGGCCCAGGCAGTCACGGCCTTGTAGCGGAACAGGTTCGGCGCCTGGGTGGCGATCAGGGGCACCAGCTTGCAGATGGCTTCCACCTTCTTGGCCTTGTGGGTCGAGAACCTGGCCGTCAGCGCATTCCAGTGCCTCGGGATCAGCTGGCTGTGGAGCCGGGCATATACCCAGCAGTCGGCATCCATGCGGGTGATGCCGCGCTCGCTGGATGAGCGAATCAGGCTTTCCAGGCTGCCCCCTTCCGCGTATCCGGGGCGGTACAGCTTCTGCCAGGCCTGCTTGCTGGTGTTGTCGATGGCCTCGGCGGCCAGAGCGGAAACCACTGCGGCGAGTGTGCTGGTGTAGATCATGCGGATTCCCCTTGAATACGAACGCGGACTTCCCCGCCCTTCACGGTTTCCCGGCTGATCCGTAGCTGGGTGATGAATCGGTTGTCGTCGATGCCAAGGGCGTCCGCTACGCCGTCACGAAGCGCCTTGCATGAGGCCAGCAGGTTGTCGTCGTCGCGCTTTCGGCGATCTGGCGGCACGAACTCCAGGGCGAAAAGGATCTCGTCGGCCAGCGGCGCCGCGATGCCGGCCTTCTTCGTCAGCAGGAAGCATTCGGCCCGGTACTGCTTCGCCGCCTTGCTCTTCTTGGCCCAGTGAATTCTGGCGTTCGGGCTCAGCTCTTTGGGCGGCCACGGCAGAACGATTACTCCACTTCCGCCTGCGGCCATATCCGCCGCGCCATCTCCAGCGCCTCGGTCCTGTTCATCTTCGCGCCCACCATGGCGAAGGGTTTCCGGCCCGGCAGCTTGACCGACCAGCAAGCCTTCGCAGGCGCAGCCGAACGGCTCGTCTCGTTCGATCCAGCACTGTCCGCAGATAGCGTCATCACCTAGCCTCGCCTGTAAATCGATTGCGCTGATCTTCATGCCAGTTCCGCCTTCTCGGCCTCGGTGCGGAAGTCCAGGGTGTTGATCTGGCCAAACCCTTCCTGCTGCAGCGAGCGGCTGTGATCGACGATATCCAGCGCCTCGATCACCGACTTGGCTTCCACCTGGTCGCCGGATGGCATCTGCACCGTTACGGCTGAGCCTGTGTTGCGGATGATGTGGCCGGTCATGCTGCATCCCTCTTGGCGTCGATCAGCCCCATGCGGGCGAGTTGTGCGATGGTGTCCAGTACCGCCTTGCGCAGGATTTCCCGGCGCTCGTCGCGGGTGTACTTCTTGCCGTTGTCCAACTCGTGGTGGCAGCTCTGGCAGATGGCCGCGGTGAGGCAGTCGTCTGTCTTCTGGCTCATGCCCTTTCCTTCGTTGATGTGCGCGGCCTGGACGCCATAGGCGCCGCAGAGCACGCAGTTTTCGATCTTGTGTACCGCTGAGAGCCACTTGCTCGAGCGGAATGGCTGGGAGCGCTGGCGGAGCATCAGGCAGCCCTCCGCTCGCCATAGATGGCGTACATGAGGTCTTCCGGATGCGGCAGCAGCAGGCCCAGGTGCTCGGCGCAGTAGGCGTCAAGCAGCTCCAGGTAAGTGGTCATCTGCTGGATCGTGAAGGCTCGAGTCTTGGCGCGGCCGACGCGATACCGGGTGCCGTCCGGCAGCTCTACCGGGTGAACCTCGGACGGCCAGATCTTGCTGACCAGGATCTCGTGCCATTCCTCAGCGCTAGCGATCTGCCCGAAGGACTCGCGCAGGTGCTGCTGAATCAGGCCATTCCACTGCCAGAGCAGACGGTTTTGGGCGTCGGAGCGCTTGCTGCGAATCTCGGTGATGGCCACCTTGCGAGGCTTGGAAAGGTCCAGGCCATGCAGGAAGCTGATCAGCCGCTGGCGGTCCATGTCGGAGCGGAGCATGAGGTCAGCCATGGCGGCGCGCCTCCCGCTTGTCGTGGTCGTCCTGGCAGGAGATGCAGCGCTCTGCCCACGGAGCCGCGGCGCGACGCTTGGCCGGGATAGCCTCGTCGCAGTCGATGCAGAACTCAGCGCCCCGCCCCTGCAGCCGTTCACGCACCATCGCCACGCCACCGATACGATCCGCCTCCTCTAGGCCAGTAGCGCGGTCTGTTACGTCGGGGGCTGTGCGGGCCTGGTGGAAGGCTTCGGTGATTTCCATGTAGTCAGACATGGCGCACCTCCAAGCCGAGCAGCGGACGGGCTTGGTTAACAACGTCACTCCACAACTCATAGCTGCGGATCGGGCCGCGCCCACTGTTTTGCAGGTCAACCAGCCGCATCAGTAGCTCACGCATCTGGTCTCGCTGCTCAAGGAACAGCATCATCCCGGCGTCCGCATCCTTCAGCGCCTCTTTCAAACGGTCACGCTCGGCACACAGCCGGCGAAGCTCTACGCTATCTCTGTCGTGCTGATTCATTTGCTCGCTCCTACGCCGCGCTGGGTGCTTCCGTCAGCACAGACGACGCGGTCCAATTCATTCACCAGCTCAACCACGACAGCCGACCAGTCCGGTACGGCCTTGCGCAACGCCTTGACTGCGTTGCACCACTCGATGCGGGCGTTCTCGTCAGCCCCGCCACGGAGGGCGATTTCCTGCTCGGCTAGCCGCCGAATCTCTGCGTACTGGGTCATCAGAAGTTCACCTCGACGACGTTGCTGCTGCGGGTGTGCGCGGCGAGCGGGACAAAGCGGGACTTGTCGCCCTGGAAGGCGGTCGGGACAGTTCCGATTTCGCCGTCACGGTTCTTGCGGATCAGGATTTCGCCGATGCCCTTGTCCTGGGTGTTGGGGTGATAAACCTCGTCCCGGTACACGAACATCACGATGTCGGCGTCCTGCTCGATGGCGCCGGATTCGCGCAGGTCGGAAAGCACGGGGCGCTTGTCCGGGCGGGACTCGCAGCCGCGGTTCAGCTGGGACAGGATGATTACGGGGCACTCCATCTCGCGGGCCAGCAGCTTGATCTGGCGCGACATGACCGTTACGTCTTCAGTCCGGCCGGCGCCCTCACCCTCGACCAGGCCCAAATAGTCGATGACCACGAGGCCCATGCCGCCCATGCGATGCTTCTGGCGGCGGACGATGGAGCGGATGCGCGCCATGGTCATGACCGGCACGTCAGATACGACGATTGGCGACCGGCTCAGCTTCAGGCCCGCAGCCGCCAGCTCGGTGCTGTAGTCGTTGCTGCACTCGCCGGTCTTCAGGGATGGCAGCGGGATGCCTCCGACCGCCGCGAGCAGGCGATCCATCAGCTGGGTCTTGCTCATCTCCAGGCTGATGACGGCAACCGGCTTGCGCTGGTTGATTCCGACATCTGCCGCGATGTTCATGGCCAGGGTGGTTTTACCCATGGCAGGGCGCCCAGCAACGACGATCATCTGGCCAGGCTTCATGCCTTGGGTGTACTTGTCGAGATCAGGAATGCCAGTCCCCAGGCCGTCCATTGCCTCGCCCTTGGCGAAACGATCCAGACGAACCTGCAGCACCTCGATGTGCTCCGCCCACATATCGGCCATGCTCTGGCATTCGGCGTCGCCGCCATCAGTACCGAGGGCCAGAATGGTCGACTGCACCTGCGCGATCTTGTCCTCGACGGTCGCCTGATCATGGGCGATCTCGTGGATGCGCTCGGCGGCGGCGACGATCTGGCGAGCCACGGCGCGGTCGCGGATGATCTTCGCGTAGGTCTTCGCGTTGGCATCGGACGGAGTGTTGAACTGGATTTCGCCGGCATATGCCGTGGTCCGAGTTCCGCTTGGCAGCTCAGCCATGCGGTCGCCAAGAGTGATCGCGTCTACCGGCTCGCCGTCGTTGTGCAGCTCCATGATCAGGCGGTACAGGTCGGCGTTGTCGGCGTAGGCGAAAGCTTCGGGCGACAGGTCATCACTCAGGACGTCGATCAGGTGCGGCTGCTTGAGCATTGCACCGATCACACCGTGCTCGGCTTCGAGGCTGTGAAGTTCGATCATTGCTGCGCCTCCGAGATTTCACGGAAGACGGCGCGACTTACCAGTGCCTCCAAGCGCGGGACGACATTCTGGCCACGGTAGAAAACCTGGCTGCGGTTGTTGGCCTTCTCGAAGAACGGGAGCCAGAAGCCCTTGCCGCTCTGGTGGGCCTCAGCCTCGTTCCAGCGCTCGACGATCATGCTGCGAAGGGCCTTGTCGGTCTTCACGGTGACGGCCGGCAGGTTAGGGCAGACGCGGTGGTACAGGTCGATGATCTGGTCTACCGGCACGCCAGTCTCGGACACGCCGTTGGCGACCTTGACATGGGCCTTGGCAAGCCAGTTGACCAGGAAGCGGCGGTAGTCCTTCTTCGGGCGATTGGCGGAAGCCCAGGCCGCGGCGCGAACGATCTCAGTCTCGACGTCAACCGGTGCGTAGCTTTCGCCCACTTGGTGATCAGGTCAGAGCTGACCTGGAAGTCCTCGCCGTTGAACGAAACCCCGGAATCTTTCTCAACCTGGGTGGGCTCGCCCCCTTGGGGGGCAGTAATCTGTTCCGAAGGAACAGTTACTAGGGGTTCTTTCTTAGAATAAAGAAGGGAGTCGTCGGATTTGGTCTGACTCGCAATCGAGATGACCTTGTCGTTTTGGTCCGAGTCGGCTCTGTTGGTCTGATTCGGACCTTCTACGAATACCCATTCTTTCGGATCACACAGGCCAATATCGCCACGCGCACCGCCCTCACGGAAGATCACGCGACGCTTCAGGAGGTGGCTGATTGCCTTGGAAGCAACGTCCGGGTGGATATGGGTTGCCTTCGACACAGCGGCTGCTGTGATGCGTACCGGGCCGGCCTGGAAGTTGATGGTTGTCTTGGCGACGAACAGAGCGACCTTCAGCTCACGCGCTGGCAGATCGATCGCCATCAAGGCATCCATGATGCTGTTGTCCATCCGGGTGAACCCCCGTTTGGTGTTGCCAATCTGAATAACGTTGTTCATCACGCAGCCTCCTTCTCGGAAGCTGCACGGCACATACCGGCAAGATCCTCCAGGGTGAAGGCACCGCAAGTGAGCATTGCGAAAGATTCGGCGCGGCCGTCATCAAGCCAGCAGCGAGGAAGATATCCGTCGTTTGCCAGCTGAGACAGATAGGCACTTGGAACGCCAAGCGCTTCCGAGACGACCTTGCGGCCACCTGCGGAGATCATGGCGCGATGAAAAGGCGTGCGGTCTTTCTGGCGTTCATAAGCCAGCGTGCGGCCCAGGGTTGAGTTGTGCACGATGCTGCCGATATAGACGTTACCTAGCTCGTAAGCCCCTTCATCTCCTACACGGCACATGCAGTAGCTGCCAGCGCCGCGCCCCCGCTCTTCCCACTTGCCCGACTCCTGCCAAACGCTGAACCACTCCCAGAAGCTCATCTTCCACTCGATACCCCTGAAATTCGCGTGATTACGCTGCCAACCGAATATCAGGTACGGCGAAGTCGAGCCCTTTGGTCGATGAGTGCAAACAGACTGGAACTGCTCAAGAGTGCAGCCGTGCTTTTCCAGGCACGCCTGCTCCCGTTTCTGGCGTGTTGCAGCGGAGCGCTTAGCGGTCCTTACAGCCTGGCCACCTTGCTTGCCAGTAACGCCGTGCGCGGCAAGAATCTGCCGAATGCGTTCGCCAGAAACCGCATACATGCCTCCAATCTCCCGCAGTGTTTTTCCCTGCTTGAAAAGCTCGATGATGGTGTTATGCTTCGTCTCGTCGAAAGACATAGGGGTTACTCCCGTTAGTTGTTGAAGAGCCCGGTTGCCTCCGGGCTTTTTTTCGCCTGTCTGTCAGGCGACCTTTACCGAAGCCGCCATGACGTCGAGGCTGTGGCGGGCTTCGCTGATCTCGCGGCTGATCTGTGCACGCTCGTGCTGGGAGATACGGCCGTCATCCATCGCATCGCTCACTGAGCGAGCAACGTCTGCAAATTCCTTGGTGACGTGGAGCATTGCGGCTGACAGGTCGCGGGCCTTGGGCTGCTCCTTGGCTACCAGCTCGAAGCCGAAGGCCTCAGCCAGTGCTTCCAGAGGGCGCATGTCGCCGGTGTGGAGCAGGATTCCGAACAGGTGCTCAATGGTCAGGTGATGGGCATCGTTGTCCGGGTTGGCGCGCTGTAGCAGGCTCACATGCGGAACGCCCATCTTGGCTGCCAGGCTCTTGGCTTCGTGATCCAGCACCGCGGATTGGGCAGCTCTCAAAAAATCTTCCATATCGTAAAACCTCTTGTCTCTTTCCGTGGCGCCCTACCGTTGGTCGGGCAATACTGGATTCATGGAAACCACTGACAGGGATGTCGCTATGCAAAACGAACTGCTTACTCACGCTGCCGCTGCTTTCCACGGGAAAGACGGGCACAACAAATCGCGCCGGACCTTTCCAGCGGTGATTCCTTCAATCTGCAAAGCGCGCTCAGCGGGAACAGGCCGGGAGCCTGAGCACCACTGACTGACAGTTGGGGCGCTGACCTCCAGACGGCTTGCCAAAGCGGCCTTGCCGCCGACAAGCCGGGCGGCCTCTTCCATCGCTTCAGTTGGGGTCATTTCGTGTTCTCCAGTTGACCTAGAGAACAGCATAAGGCATTAGCTAATCACAAGACAAGCCATTGCCTAACCAATAGCCATTGAGGGCATATTAGGCAATGCTTACCGGACCAGAACTCGGCGCGGCCATCGAAGCCGCCCGCATCAAAAAGAACGTCCCGAAGAACGCCCTTGCGAAGGTGTTCGGTATCTCCGCGCCGTCAGTAAATGGGTGGGTGGCTACTGGGCGCATCGATAAGTCAAAGCTAATTGAGGTCATCCGTTACTTCTCGGACGTAGTCGGCCCCGAGCATTGGGGGCTTGTCGGCGATGACGCCGAGATGCTGAAGCTTGCGCCCGTCTTAGGGCCGGCGGGATCAGCAGCAGACGCTGTGCTTCAGATGCTCGCCAAGGCAGGCAAGCTGACCCCTGAGGCCGCCAGCGCATCCTGTCAGCGGTAGACGAGGCATCTGACGCGCCATCCAACGTCATCACGCACGACTTCTCCGGCCTGCGCGTGCGCCCTGAAGAGATCCTGATCCCTCAGTACGACGTGCGCGGCGCGATGGGCCATGGCCAGGTGCCGGCCGATTACAACGAAGCGATCCGTAATCTGGTCATTCGTGAGGACGTGCTGCGAGAGAAGGGAGTGACCTACACCTCCCCCGAAGCACTTGCCATGATCACTGGCTGGGGCCAGAGCATGGAAGGCACGATCAACGACAAAGACCCGGTCATCGTCGATCGAGGTGTGAACGAGTTCATCGGTGAAGGTGTGTACGTGCTGACCTGGCATGGCCTGCTTTACATCAAGCGTGTCCAGCAGAAGGACGCAGAGCACTTCTGGCTGATATCGGACAACCCCAAGAACAAGGACCTCGAAGCGCGGATCGAAGACGTGACGATCCACGCGAAGGTGCTGCTGGTCTGGAATGCTAAGAAGGTTTGATCAACACCAACGCAAGGAAGCAACCATGCGAAAACTGCTGCTTATCACCGCCCTGGTTCCTCTGTGTGCATTCGCAATCGAAGACAAAGAGGTGGCCCTGTGCGCCTCGAAGAAAGGCACTGTTGAGCGCCTGTCTTGCTTCGACCAGCTCGCAGACCGGCACGGCCTAGCTCCAAAGACTGTAGTCACGCCGACTGTAGGAAAAGGCAAATGGGCGACATCGACAAGCACCGATCCTTTGACGGACAAGTCGATCTACCTGGCCTTTTTGGACGCTGACCGGGGCACCGGGCGGTTTGGTGAAAAGATCGACATGGTTGTCCGCTGCAAGGAGAACAAGACCGAGCTGTACATCAACTGGCAATCCTTCCTCGGCATGGACGGCATCAAGGTTACGCATCGGATCGACAAAAACAGCGCTGTCACCTCGACATGGGATATCTCGACTGATCGGAAATCCACGTTCATGCGCGCCCCTGTTGCCGCCCTCAAGCAGCTGGCTACAAGCGAAAGCTTTATAGCCAACGTGACGCCCTATGGAGAAAGCCCTGTGACCGCCGTTTTTGATACCAAGGGCGCTGAATTGGCGCTTCAGGATATTCGCAAGGGTTGTGGGTGGTAGTCGGGACGCCCCGGCCAAGGTAGCGGCAGGCTGCCGCGGCGGGGCGATGTGAGGGGTGGCGTTTTGTGGCGGGCGCGAAAAGCGACAGGGTGCTCACCGCGCGTCGATAGGATGCATTGGAACTTGCCTCAGTATATCTAGGTCGATATAGTGACTGAACTGATTCCCCATAACGATATCGTTGAAGATCTCGAGAAGCTAAAGCGAATCGATGTGAGGATCGTGTACCGCGTGCGCGAGCTAATCAATCAGCTCCGCGCAGATCCGGATCTCCTGGATGACCTTTTGCGAGATGGATACGGCGGATCGCCAGCGCGCCCAGCTAAAGGCGCGATCTTCAATATAAGAGCTTGGGGCGCAGCCCAAAGCCAGTGCTTAAACCTATGGCGTATACGCGATTTTTCGCTATCCCGTAAAGGTCTTGAGTACCGAATCGTGTATGCCGTGTTTCCGAAAACTGACCAAATTTTCGTGTTAGGCATTGTAGAAAGAGACTTTGACTATGAGCTCAGCCATCCAGTATCTCAACGGATCGTCGCTGCCTACCGGGCAATCGAAGAGGACATATGGTAATGCGTCGCAAGCCGCGTCTCCCTCGACGGTAAAGTTTTACCGATTTGAGCCGAGAGTGACGATTTCGGAAGCAGCGAAGCGCCACACCGCTTTCGACGAGTTCATGCAAGGTCTCGAGTCCGATCCCGCCCACTCGGCTGGATTTGCCGAAGCGAGGGCCTGGGTGGCGGACGCTCTCTATGGTGAGGAAGAAGACACCATGAAAACTCTGCGGCTCAAGCGCGGCCTCACCCAAGTGAAGCTGGCTGCGGCAATGGATACTAGCCAGGCGCAGATAGCCAAGATTGAAAGCGGCAGGCATGACCCGTCGATGACGACCTGCCGCAAGCTCAGTAAGGCTCTTGGTGTGAGTCTGGATTCAATTAGCGCCGCCCTGGAGCGCCAGGCGGACCTCAATGAGCGCAGGGTTTCAAAATGACTAAGTACGCGCACGCCATATTTTGTGACGATGCCCGACAGGAAATCAGCGGAAAAACCACATTGGTAGGCATCTACCAAGGCCAATGCCTAGTGCCGCAGTTCCCGTGTACCTTGCCCAAGCTTTGCATAAACCTGAGCATCTCAGCGCCGAGATCAGAGATGCCGAAATCGGTATCGGTTAAGGGTACGTTTGCCGGTGAAGAGGTGATGAGCATGAGCCTCGACAATGCTCAGATCGACTCAATCATCAACGCAAACCCTTCTCCGCGTCCTGAGCGAAAGCGGATCATGCTCGGCTTGATGGCTATCATGTCGCCCTTTAACCTGAAGGAGCCTGGCCGGCTGGCATTGCATGTAATGGTTGATGGCGAAGATCTCCCATGCGACAGCCTCGATATCGATGTAGCTCCGCCTGGAACGGTTTTCGGCTTTTAGTTTAGACCCCGCACCTAGCGGGGCTTTTTGTATCCCTCCCCGGCCGTTCCGGCTATTGATCCTCATCGACCTGCACGATTCCACACGACCTGCTGATTTCTGATCGGCATGCAGCCCGCCACTGAGCGGGCTTTTTTGTGGGTGCTGATCAGAAAGGCGCCGCTGCCTCTTCCAGCGGTTCCACCTCCCGTTCGCCCACCTCGATCTCCTCCTCCACCCGCCTCTCCCATTCCAGCGTAACGATGCCGTCATCGTTGCACGTCATGTTCAGCCCGTCCGTTTCGCCCAGCATTTCCATTACCGCATTCCATGCTTCCTCTGGGTCGTCATCCAAGCGATGGATCGTCACCCTTCGGTTCAGCTGCGCAATCGGCGAATTGATCATCGCTGATACCCGCAGCCCTAGCCGCTCCGCCGCGCTCGGCTTCCGAGCCTCCTGCACTCCCCTTTGCCTTGCCATATGAGCCTCCGAACTACTGGACGTGCGTACAGTATTTGCCGGCTTGCTAGTTAGGCAATGCAAAATATTTTGCAGATAATTAGGCATTAGCTATTTACAAGGGTTAGGCATTGGCTTATCTTGAACCCATCGACGCAGCAGCACCGCGTCAGGGCCTGAAAAGCCCACGCTCTTTAAAACTTTGCGCCATGAACGACTACCCGGCCAGTCCGGTTAGGTCACTCCCGGCTTCATCGGTGGGAGGGCAGAAAACCGATGAGACAAAACCGCTACGCCAGAAGGCGACCGGCGATCAGGTGTAGGCCGCAGAGGGGCCGAACCTGACGAGGTGATGACCGAACCGCGAGAATGACCCGGACGGCGTAGCGGATAGAAGATTCCTCATGCGCCTTCATACCAGGGCGCATCGGGAACCAGGAGGAACAGCAAATGCAATTCAAAGACAGACTGAAGGCGGCCCGCGAGAAAGCCGGCCTGACGCAGAAGCAGCTTGCCGAGGCGATCGGGATGACACAGGCAACAATCTCCGATCTTGAACGCGGCAAGTCAGCCAGCACGGCATTCAACGCACGGATCGCAGAAGCGTGCGGGGTTAACTCGATCTGGCTTGAGATTGGTCGTGGCGACATTGAGCCAGGCGCTGCGAATAGCGAACCTGCAGCGATTACAGCTCGCGACCTGTTCGCCTTAGAGGCAATGCACATCGTCGCGCCACGCCATGTCGACCACGACGCCTTGGCACGAGATGCATACGCCCTGGCAGACGCAATGCTTCGAGCACGGAAAACACCACCGGCATAGCGCGCAACGGAGAACGGAACATTCACTTCTGGCCATTCGCAAGAGTGGCCAGCGGGAAGACAACCGAACGCCGATACGCCGCTCAGCGACTGGATGAGGCGCAGTGGGCGGCTTAACAGGAAGGAATCGGAATGCAGTTGACCAGACAAGAAGACCTACTGCTAGACCGCATGGCGGCTCACATGGTCGCCAGCGGGAACATGGATATAAACGCCGCCATCGAGGCGATACGCGCTCAAGACCAGTCACTGCTAACCAAGCTCATCGGCCTGAAAGAAAGGCGCGAGTCGGTAGCTGTCGACGACTACGAGTACGACGGCGAATACGCCCTGGCTGATTTACGGGACTCAATGGCGCGGAAGGTCTACAAGACGCTACGCAAGCGACCCTATAAAGCGCCGGCAATCATCGACGGGGCGCGCCTGACGAGGCTTTCAGGCGGCCACGGACCGGACAAATCGATCTGGTATCGGATCGACGGCGAAGACGCATATGTAAGCCTGAATGACCTGCAGTTACATATAGCTGGCGAATGTAAGGCTGACTGCCCCAGATGTGCATTAGACGCTCAGACAGCCTAACAGGAGGCCCCATGCCCACCCTCCCCGAGCTGTACCTAATGGCCTCAGTCCTCATAGCCACCATGGCTTATGAGAATGGGGTTTCCTGATTGGAGGCGCCATCTTCTTCCCGGTCGCCATCGTTCACGGCATCGGCATCTGGTTCGGCGCCTGGTAACCACCCCACCCCCGCAGCTTGGCTACAGGCTGCAGCGGGGATTAACAGAATGGAGAGAGAGATGAGGACATACGTTGTTTGGTGCCCGGACCTGGGCCAGGAGCAGGAAGACGGCGCGACGATCCCGGCGACTGACCCCGCCGATGCGGCAGAAGGGTGGGCGGAATGGCACGACCGCAGCAGTGCAGAATATCGGATTGCCAGCGGGCGCGAGGAGATCGTGATAGTCCGCGACGTGGATGCCGGCGAGCAGCGCGAATGGATTGTGCGCGGCGAGGCGATGCCGTACTACACGGCGCAGCCTGGGGAGTCCGCGACGATCCGGGCGCAGGTGGCGCCGGGTCGGTGGGAGGATGTACCTAGACGTAGCGAGGCAAACAAATGAAATGGCAGCCGATTGAGACTGCACCCACAGACGGCACACGCATCTTGCTACGCGGCAGGAACGGCAGGATTGCTGATGGACACTATGGGCAGCCGGATGGGTTTGCAAACCCTAAGCGGTTTGTTTGGCCGTACATCAATGCAACCCCGACACACTGGGCTCCGCTCGCGTTGATTGCTGCCGCGGCGGAATTGCTCGCGGCGGCAATGAAGGTGAACGCATTGAGCATCCAGACCGATGCGCACAAGGAATTGCGTGCCGCCATCGCCAAGGCCCGCGGCACCCCATGCTAACCCTACCCCAAACCCTCCTCCTCATCTGCGTACTAGCTGCGCTGTTGGGGTGGGAGTGGTGGAGAGAGAAACCCTGAGCCAGCCAGACCAGACCCTAACGGGCCTGTGATAACCGTACGGCGCGCGGTGCTGTGAGCGCCATGACCATCAGCTGGAGCCGATCCGGCGTCACGGAAGACAACTCCTGCCTAGCGCCTGCCGGGAATCGGTAGCAGGCATTCATTCCCCCGCCCATCCGGGCAACCGAGGTATCCACCATGAAGCACTACGGACCCACAGGGCGCCGCGAACAGCCGTGCCCGGATGACAGCGTTTCCGAGGCTGACCAGGTTCTGGCCGCGCTCGACAGCCTCCACGAACCCACCATGCAGGCCTACGCCGAGTTCTGCGAGGACAAGCTTGAGGTGCCGGCCGCGCTGGCCAAGGCGCTGATCCTGTCCATCTGCTCCGGCAAGTGGGACGCGCTACGCAGCCGCATCGGCTACTCGAACGAATGGCTAGACGAAGCCCTGAACGAGATCGTCTGGAGCATCGACAAGCAGCAAGCGGAATTCATCGAACACCACGCGGCGCAGTTGCGCAGCAAGGCAGAGCAGATCGAACAGGAGGCGGCATGAGCAAGGAAGTGAAGCGGTACGCAGCAAACGTATTCATCCCCGGAAATCTTGGCCCTGTCCGGCGCGAAGTGGTCATGGAGGACGACTACGACGCCCTTCTCGCTGAGCGGGGTCGGATGGCTGCTGCTCTGGATGAAATAGGTGGACTGTGCCGCGCGCTTCGCCAGGGCGGCCCTGACCCGATGGACCTAGAAGACCTGTCGAATGCGCTGGAGCAGGCTGTAGACATGGCACATGAAGCCCTGCAAGGAGAGCAGCCATGACCAAGGACGTTTTCAACAAAGGGCCGGTGATCATTGAGGTTCTTCGCCTTGAAGGCGGTGAAGATCCATTCATATGCGCCATCAACGGGCGCATAGCGCTTGATCCTCTTTGCGAAATTGAGGAGCAACTCAGGGATGAAGAAGAGTTCAGCCACGGCGAAGGACTGTACCTGTACGAGGCCCGTTACTACTCGGGGCAGTTCGGCGAATACGGCATGTGTGAAATCGCGCCCGGATGGGAGCTGACGCTACTTGAGCATAACGCTGACTGGATGACGCCAGTTGAAGGAGCCCAGCCATGACCCTCAAGAACCTAGCCGGCGCCTTCCTGCTGTATTGCGGAGTGGCGCCGTTCTGCGGATGGCTCGGTTACGTGGCGCTGATAGGGGGTGTGTGATGGATGACCGCGAACTGTTGGAGCTGGCGGCAAAAGCGGCGCTAGGCAAAACCGCTATACCCAGGCATGCGGAAGATTTGGCCAGCCGCTGGAACCCTCTAGACGAAGATGAGGCGGCGCTGCGTCTCGCCGTCAGACTGCGCATGCATGTTTTGCTGGAAACTTCCGAGGTGACTGTGGCTGTAGATGACGCGGCCGGAAGGCGACAGCTAGTGCGTGTGCAGTTCATAGCCGAAGACCAAGGTGAGTTCATCGCCACACGCCGCGCAATCGTAAGAGCAGCAGCCGAAATCGGGAGGGCCATGTGATGGCTAGCCAGCGCCAACGCTCACTTCGCTACGCATATTGGAAGGGCTTCTCTATCGCCCTGCTCGTTTTCACAGGATGGATATACGTCAGCGCGCTGGCGGGGAGGGTTACGGGATGAAAGAGGTCGACTGGAGCAAGGCGCCCGAGTGGGCCACCGGCTACGGACTAATGAGTAGCAGCTTTGGCATTGAAGAAGTGTGGTTCAACGATGAGCAGTACCGGCCACTGCAAAGCCGTGGCGGCTATGGTCCATATCCATTTGGCGGGGGCGTAGGCCCTCATATGCACAACGCCACCAAGGGCCAAATTTCGTTTCAGCAACACAGGCCAGCGCCATGGATGGGCGAAGGCCTTCCGCCAGTTGGAGTTGCGTGCGAGGTGGAGAACGACATCGAAGGCGGCTGGGACGCGGTTGACGAGGTTCTGGCGCATACCGAAATCAAGGGTGCCCATGTCGCCGTCTTCAAGCGCGATGACCGAGTGTTCTATTCGCCTGACGGTACGTTCCGCCCCATCCGCACGCCTGAGCAGATCGCGGCGGAAGAGCGGGAGAAGGCGGTCAGCCAGATGGCTGTTATCGCGCTTGCTGGCGATAACCAGCTTGTCACCAAGGTGTATCTGGAGCGCCTTTACGACGCCGGCTGGAGGCGAATGGATGAACGCTAAACGACTTCGTGAGCTTCTGATCTACGACCCATTAACCGGAAGCTTCACACACCGAACTACTCGCGGACCCTGCAAAGAGGGTTCATTAGCAGGCTGCCTGAATGCCCTTGGCTATATAAGAATCTGCGTAGATTACGTTGACTACGCCGCCCATAGGCTGGCGTGGCTCTATCAGTTCGGCTCATTCCCAAGCAGCCAAATTGACCACATCAACGGAAATCGGGCTGACAACCGTCTCTGCAACTTGCGACTTGCCGATAACTCGCAGAATAACCAGAACAGGCCGCTACAGCGAAACAGTACATCTGGGTTCAAAGGGGTAAGTCTGCACAAGCAATCTGGGCGCTGGTTTGCGTATGCGACCAAGAATGGAAGACGAGTCAGCGGCGGGTATCACGGGTCGGCCGAACAAGCGTTCGCAGCAGCAACAGCTCTCCGCACGCAACTGCACGGGGAGTATGCAAAGCACGACTACCGCAAGGTGGCCCCATGAACCGAACCCAATCCCTCCCCTACGACGACACCCCCACAGGCCACAGCTTCGCAGCGGCGTGGTGGACCCTTACCGGGTTCGGCGTTCTTTCCGCAACACTGGTTGTCGGCCTCATCGGTGAGGCGGCGATCTTCCACCTTTTCGGGTAACACCAACTACTGATCAGGCTGCGCGAGACGCGGCCAGGGAGAACTCATGTCTACGGAATTGGCCCTTGTGCCGCCAAAGGAAACCGCTCTGCAAGTCTTCCAGGCAGAGAACGGGCTTGACCCGTACCTGCAGCAGATTCGCGCCGAGATCGACGCCTTCGTGCCGGATGTGTCGACGAAGAAAGGCCGCGACGCCATCGCATCGATTGCACACAAGGTCGCCCGATCCAAGACGGCGCTCGACAACGTAGGCAAGGAGCTGGTCGCCGAGCTGAAGGAGATCCCGAAGAAGATCGACGCCGAGCGCAAGCGGATGCGCGACACGCTGGACGCTTGGAAGGATGAGGTGCGGGCGCCGCTGAATGAGTGGGAGGCGGCAGAAGAAGCTCGCAAGGCAAAGCACCAGGGTGCCATCGACCAGATCAATATGCGGCTGGAGTGCCGCGACCTGGACTCGTCCGAACTGTGCCAGAACATCGAGTGGCTGGAGACCATGGCCATCGATGAGGGCTGGGAGGAATTCGAGTCCGAGGCGCTGCGAGCGAAGGACAAGGCCCTGGCCGCACTACGCGAAGCGCTTGTCGCGCGGGAGAGGCACGAAGCCGAGCAAGCCGAACTCGAACGCCTCCGCGCCGAAGCCGCCCAGCGCGAGCAGAAGGAGCGCGAGGAGCGCATCGCCCGGGAAGCCGCCGAGCAAGCCCAGCGTGAAGCTGAGCAGCGCGCACAGGCCGAACGTGACGCAGCGGCACGCCGTGAGGCTGAGGCCAAGGCAGCTGCCGAACAACGCGAGCTGCAACTGAAGCTTGAGGCCGAGCAGTCAGCCCGCCGTGAACTGGAAGCCCAGCAGCGCGCCGAGCAGGCCGAACGTGACGCCGAAGCCAAAGCCCAAGCCGCCGCCGCAGCCGAACGCCAGCGCCAGGCAGACGAGCAGGCCAGCATTGAGCGCGAAGCAAAGGCCCGCGAAGCAGACATCGCGCACAAGACAGCCGTCCTGACCTCCATCAAAGAGTCATTCATGGGCGCAGGCATCACCGAGGAACAGGCCAAGGCCATCATCAACATGATCCGCAAAGGCGAAGTGCCCAGCGTGTCGATTACCTACTGAGGCAGCCATGAACACAGCAATTGCCCAGCGGCAGGAGTCAGCCGCAATCGTCCAGGCGACGGAATCGACAACCATCCTTCAGGTCATCCAGCGCGCCGCCGCAGACCCGCAGTGCGACATCGAGAAGATGGAGCGCCTGATGGCCATGCATGAACGGATGCAGGCCAAGAACGCAGAGACGCAGTTCAACCTGGCTCTGTCAGCCGCTCAATCAGAAATGCGCCCAGTTTCGGCAGACGCTGAAAACAAGCAAACGCGCAGCCGATACGCCACCTACGCCAAGCTAGACAGCGCGCTTCGCCCTATCTACACCAGGCACGGCTTCAGTCTTAGCTTCAACTCCGAGGCCGCAAAGTCGGAAGGAGAGATTCGCGTGGTCTGCTACGTTTCGCACGCCGCTGGCCACACACGCCCTTACATGCTCGACATGCCAGCGGACGGAAAAGGCGCGAAGGGTGGTGACGTGATGACCAAAACCCATGCGGTTGGCTCTGGCGCGTCATACGGCATGCGATACCTGCTCAAGATGATCTTTAACGTTGCAGTTGGCGAAGACGACGATGACGGAAACGCCGCCGCCGCCCCCAAGCTGATCACGCAGGTTCAACTATATCGCCTGCAAGGTGTTCTATCGCAATGCAGCCAAGGAACGCAGAGCAAGTTTGCCGAGGCATGGCCAGACCCCGCATGCATGACAGCTGATCGCTTCGACACGGAGATCGTTGCGCTAGAGGGCGCGGCAGCCAAATACAAAGATCATCTGGCAAGCCAGGCGAAGGGGTGAGCCATGCAGATAATCCGTGACGTAGAGCAGGGGTCGGCCGATTGGCTGGCCCTGCGCCTGGGAATCGTGACCTGCTCCGAACTGGATTGCCTGCTGGTCAACGGCAAGGGCGAAGCCGGCTTCGGTGCCGGAGCCTTCACCTACATGGATACGCTGATTGGCGAGCGGATCACTGGCGAGGCCGCAGACCCGTTCAGCGGTAACCGACACACCGAGCGCGGGCATGAGCTGGAAGCAGTCGCCCGCGGCTTGTACGAGTCGCGTGAAGAGGTCGCCACGGAACAGGTGGCCATCATCCTGAATCACGGCATCGGCTACTCGCCGGACTCGCTAGTCGGCGCCAACGGCCTCACCGAGATCAAGACCAAGCTGCCGAAGTTTCAGGTCGGCGTCATCCTGGCCGGCGAGATACCGAAGGAGCACGTCGCGCAGTGCCAGGGCGGACTATGGGTGTCGGATCGGGAGTGGATCGACTTCGTGTCCTACTGGCCGGGCATGCCCCTTTTCGTCAAGCGCGCCTACCGCGACGAGGCGCTGATTCGCAAGATCAGCGAGCGCGTTTCCACCTTCTACGAACTGCTCGAAGAGCGGATGAATCGGGTCATGGGCATCGCAGCCTAACCCAACAACCAAGGAGCCGATATGGCACAGCTATTTGGACTGGCCCGCCTGGGCCGCGACGCGGAAGTTCGATTCACGCAGGCTGGAAAGCCTGTAGCCACTCTGGCGCTGGCGTTCGATTACGGGAAGAAGGGGAACGGCAAGCGACCGTCTCAGTGGGTAGACGCGGCGCTTTGGGGTGAGCGATCCGAAGCTCTGGCGCCTTACCTCCTTAAAGGCCAACAGCTGAGCGTGACGGTCGATGACGTGCACATCGAAACCTTCCAGAAGAATGACGGAACGCAGGGCCACAAGCTGACCGGGCGCGTATCAAACATCGAATTCGCGGGAAGCGCGCCGCAGCAGAACGGGCAGAACCAGCCTCCAGCGCAAGCAGCACCACGCCAAGCAGCTCAGCCGCAGCAGCCAGCCGCACGCCAGCAACCGGCGCCTGACTACGACAGCTTCGACGATGACATCCCCTTTGCCGACCCCTACCGCGGCGCCCGCTCGCTGCTGATCTGATCCACCGGGCGCCCAGCGCGCCCTCCTCCCCGGTACATCCCCATGAACAAACCGACCGGCACCCGCTGGGCAGGCTGATAAAGCGTGTCTCGGATTCGGGCATCACAGAAAAACGCTGTCCTCGCTGCGACGAATGGAAGCCCCATGACGACGCGCATTACCAGTTTCTGAAGACGCGCGGTTACCGGCGCAGCGAGTGCCGGAAGTGTGTGGCTGCCAAGCAGGTTGCCTACCAGCGAGCGAAGAGGCAGGCCGCAGCATGACACGAGACGAATACCTAAGCCGCGCTTATGGGTTCGCGTTGCGTGGTGAGCGTCTTCCGCACGCCAGGCTGAACGCAGACATTGTGCGCGCAATCCGCACCAACCGCCGCGGACTAACAGCCCGCCAGTGGGCGGAACAGCTCGGCGTCCATCAGCGAACAATCGACAAGGTGCGCGACTACCGCAGCTGGCGGCACGTCGCCCAGGAGGAGAGATGACTTGCGCGAGCCCGCTCGCCGGTAGGAGGCGCACGGAATACCGGCACTGGACACCGGCAGAGGACGCAACACTGGCAGAACTGTATGCCACCAAGCCCATCACCGAGATAGCAGCCCTGATGGGGCGCGGCACCGGATCGATACACAACCGCGTGTCGAAACTCAGACTGACGCGGCCGGATGAGTTCAAGGAAATCACAGGCTGCGGCAGGTTCAAGCCTGGCCACCAGACATGGAACTCTGGCCGCAAAGGATGGCAGGCAGGAGGCCGGGCCAAGGACACGCAGTTCAAGCTGGGTCACCGACCATCGAACACCTGGCGCCCCATCGGAGCGGAGCGCACCGACAAGGGCGGCATCCTCTACCGCAAGGTGGCTGACACCGGCAACAAGCGAACTGATTGGCGCCCGGTCCACGTGATGTTGTGGGAAGAGCATAACGGCCCCGTGCCGGCCGGGCATTTCCTCGTCTTCAAGGATCGCACCCCCGCCAACATCTCAATCGACAACCTCGAGCTGGTCACCCGCGCAGAGAACATGCGCCGCAACTCAATCGACCGCTATCCGCCCGAGTATCGCCAGGCAGCCATAACGCTCGGCTGGTTCAAGCGGAAGCTCAACAAACTGGAGCAGCACCATGAACAACCTCAGTGATCTGCGCGCCATCCTCGGCAAGACGATGGAGGGCGTGCTAGCCGGCACCTACTCGATTGAACAAGCAAAGGCTGTTGCCCAGGTCGCGGCCGAAGTGAATGCCACGGCGCGCCTTGAGGTCGACATGGCCCGCGCTACCGATGGCGACTTCCGAGGCTCTGGCTTCATTGACGTCGAGCCGCGCATTGCGCCGCGTGAGCCGCTACGGAGGATCGCTCCGTGACTGATCGCACCTACACCATCACCGTAACCGAGCGCCAGGCAGCAGAGCTGCAAGAGGCCTGCGAGCTACTGGCGCGGATCAAGATCGGCCAGATCGACCACGCCATTGAGCGGCTGCCTGGCTTCTACGACCGGCGCGACTGGGAGCAGGTCCACGCCACGCGGCACGAGATACAGCGCCTGGCTAACACGCTGATGCCGGAGGCCACGAAGCGCCGAGAGGATGGCGTTGCGTGGGATCTGTATCAGGTCATCCGGCATCGCCTTTCATGGGATCGCGCACACGACCAAGGCGTCATCAAACCCGGCGAGCCTCGCAAATGGCCCGAGATGATGGGCGTCTGCTACGACGAGCCGCTGGCAATGAGCGGGCTTCCGCTGGCCACAATCAAGGATACTGATAAATGAACGACACACTGAAGGTAGCCGGGCGAATCGGCGCTGAGCTGGGGGCTGCGAAGGCGGAGGTGGAGCGGCTGCGCGAGGCACTTCGCTGGTACGAGGAAAAGGTAACCGAGTGCAGGAAAATCGGATCGCTAGGCGATAACGCCAGACAGGCGCTTGACCTTGACGGCGGATTTCGTGCGCGCGATGCCCTATCCCAGCAGGCCGAGCCCACCGACACCTACACCGCCGTCGACATGGCCACAGCCGCAGCGCAGGGGTTCAGGGATGGGCAGGCGGCAGCAGAGCAAGCCCCGGCGCAGGATGAGAAAGCCGCCTTTGAGGCGGCTTACCGTGTTGTCGTCGATAACGGCTGGACGAACGTTAAGCACATGGCGCGTCAAGTTTGGGACCAAGCCCGAACCACACGCCCCGCGCAGGCCGAGCAGCAGCCTGTTTGCTGGGCTTCGAGCACGGCACTGGCGAAGCTGCGGAACGGGCGCAACAACTCACCATGTGTTCTCACAGATGGGCCTGCAGAGTTCAACGATACGCCGCTTTACGCCATCGCGCAGACCGCCCCGCAGCCGGAGCATAGCGAGTTGGCTGACACACTGCTCCGGCAGGTCGAACTGAGAAACGAGGTTATCTGCGAGCTCTACGCTGAGTTCTCGCGGGGCGGAACTCCCAACTGGGAGCCGATATTCGAGCGCGCAATGAAGCTGGTCGTTTACGCCATGCCAGAGCCGGCTCGCTCTTTCGCGCTCTCGAAGAGCGCCTCGCCGCAGCCGGAGCAGAGTGGGCTGGTGGAGGCGCTGAAACCGTTCGCGGCCATAGCCGACCAGTACGACGCGGCCGAAGACGATAGCCACCAGGTATTTGTTGATGCGATCAGCGAAGAGAGCGTCCGCATAACCCTCGGGCAGTGCAGAAACGCCCGCGCCGCCCTGTCCGCCACACCCAGCCCCGCCCAACGAGGTGAAGCATGAGCAAGGTATTGGTTGATCCCGCTGCGCTGGAAGAGGCGGCAAAGTGGCTAGAGGTTCACTCGTCCAGTTCAGGCAGCGCTGAGGCTTTCGCGGCTGAGGCATTGCGCGAGGCCATCGCCCAGCCCGCAGAGGCGGGAGGTGTGGACTTCGGGTTCGACGATCGCTCTGTAAAGGTAAGTCAGGAGGCATACAGCATCTTTCTGGAGCGCGAGCGCGCACTGCAGGATGCCCTGTCTGCCGTGACCGCCGAGCGGGATAGGCTGCAAAGCCAGCTGGCCGAGACTCAGGCGAATGACCGCGCCGCGATGGGATACCTGCACGATGTGCGGCAGCTCGTAGGTGGCTCTGACTTTCCAGAGATGGTTAGGAACGTAGCCCGCATGGTTGACGCGCTGCCGGGGTGCGTTGAGCTTATCGAAGCGCTCAGCCCGATTGAGTGTGATGTGCTCAGAAAGGCCCGCGCCGCCATGGCTGCGAAGGAGGCGTGATATGGCGATCATCCATACCAACTGCACATGCGGTAAGGCTGTCGAAATCAGGACTGGCAGTGATGCAAATAGCAACTACCGGAAAGACGGCAAGCAGGCGGTTTACCCGGGCGAAGACGGGTACTGCATATTCCGTTGCAGACAATGCCTAGAGCCGCTGCACCAGACTGTCCCAGCCTTCGCACACCAAGCCTAACCCCTAACCCCACCCAAACACACAGCCTGCCGGCGAGAGTCGGCGGGGATGCATTTCTATTGCTGTGAGGAAAACATGAATGAGCTGGCATTGTTTGCCGGAGACGGCGGAGGAATTCTCGCCTCTCACCTGCTTGGAATCAGGACGATATGTGCCGTTGAGTGGCGAGAGCACAGCCGCCGAGTTCTTGCCCAGCGGCAAAAGGACGGGTGCCTTTCACGCTTCCCGATCTGGGACGACATCAGAACATTTGACGGAAGGCCGTGGCGAGGACGAGTTGACATCGTATCTGGCGGGTTTCCCTGTCAGATCGAAAGCACTGCCGCGGCTGGACGAAACAATGCGGATGACCTTTGGCCGGAGATGCGGAGAGTCGTGGCAGATGCAACTCCCTGGTTTGTGTTTGCGGAGAACGTCAGCGCCAGAGCGGTCGAGCGAGCGGCTGCCGACTGCTGCGCGATGGGTTACAAAGCCGACCTCCTTGCCCTTAGCGCGGCAGACATGGGTGCTGACCACGTTCGGGAGCGATATTGGCTTCTTGCATACGCCGACGACAAAAGCGAACTACGCCGCGCCATCCATGCAGAAGTGGCCGTCAGCGCGGGCTTTCGTCACGGCCTTTGGCAGGCCGAGCCCAGAAAACCACGAGTGGCTGATGGGATGGCCGGACGGATGGAGCGATACAAGTCCACTGGAAATGGACAGCTTCCGATCGTGGCTGCATCAGCACTTTGCATTCTTGCCTGCGCTTGAGCGCGCCGCCTAACCCCACACGCAGCAGGAGATAGACATGCAGCACACAGACAAGATGCGGGCAGAGTTCGAGGCGTGGTGGGACAGGCAGCCTCACCGCGAGCAGTTCGAGGATTTGAAGCAGCAGTTCTGCAACGTGGCGGTGGCGTTCTACCAGAAGGGACAGGCTGATTCAGTGAAGCTGGACGGGATTGAGAGCGTCCATCACCAGCTCGGCATGGTGTGCCTGAACTTCAAGACCACCGAGCAGACTCGAGATTTTGCACGGGCGTGCCGCGCAGCGATAGCAGCCGGCGTAACGGTGAGGGGGTGAGGGATGGCCAGATATCAGACCATCAAGCGATTTTCAGAGGCAACCGGCTACACTGAGCACGCAATTCGGGCCAAGCTCTCCAAAGGAGTCTGGCCATTGGGTGAAATCTGGATCAAGGCACCAGACGGCCATGTGCTGATCAGCGTGGAAGGGTACGAAGCATGGGTGGAAAGCGGAATGGAGTCCGGCGCGCGTCGGCTTCCAGCATTGAAATCAGTTTCATGTGGCAGGGGGCGCAGTGCCGTGAACGTCTCCCACTTGAGCCCACCCCCGCTAACCTGAAGCGTGCCGAGCAGCACAAGGCAGCGGTAGAGCTTGCCATCTATAACGGCACCTTCGACTACGCAGCGACTTTCCCCAAGTCAAAGCGCGCTGTAAAGCTCGGGCATCAGACCGGGCTGATTCCCCTCTCCGACTATCTCGACAAGTGGCTAGCCCGAAAGGAGGCGCATCTGAAGGCGTCGACCCTGGACGGCTACCGCAAGATCATCAGTGGCGTATTGGTGCCGAGGCTGGGCCATGCGCCGCTGGTGACGCTCACGCGGAAGATGGTTCGAGATGAGTTGACGAAGATGGACGCCTCGAACAAGCGGCTTGCCAACGTGCAAAGCTGCCTGCGGTCGGCGCTGAATGATGCGGTCGATGACGAGCTGATCGAAGCGAACCCGCTGGCCGGCTGGACGTACTCAGTGAAGGGCAAGCCCAAAGCGGAGGACGAGATTGACCCGTTCACGAAGGAGGAGCAGGCGGCGATTCTGGCAGCAGCGACCGGGCAATACCGGAACCTGCTGCAGTTCGCGTTCTGGACCGGGCTGCGCACGTCGGAGCTTGTGGCGCTGGAATGGGGGGATATTGACTGGCTACGGGGGGAGGCGCGGATATCGCGAGGACTGACCAAGGCGGCCAAGGAAGCGGAGCTGCCGAAGACGGCGGCAGGATTGCGGGACGTGAAGCTGTTGCCGATGGCACTGGCGGCGCTCGAAGCGCAGAAGGCCCACACCTATATAGTAGGCGGGCCGGTCTTCCATGATCCGCGGTACAACAAACCCTTCGACGGCGACCAGGCTATCCGGAAGTCATTCTGGATCCCGACTATCCGCAAGGCGAAGGTCCGCTACCGGAACCCGTACCAGACCCGGCACACTTACGCATCGATGATGCTGAGCGCCGGCGAGCATCCGATGTGGGTGGCAAAGCAGATGGGCCACAGTAGCTGGGTGATGATCGCCCGCGTCTATGGCCGGTACATCCCGAACGATGGCGACACGTCCGGCAGTAAGGCGGCTGAGCTGTTCGGGACGCCGGTTCAAATCCCTAATGAGGAGTCAGCATGATCGAATCGAAAATGCGGGAAGAGTTTGAGCGTGTCGTGGGAGTGTCATGGCTCGAAGGCGCCAAGGTGTGCGAGATCTGGAAGCTATCTTGGCAAGCGTGCCTTGCGTCGACTGTGGTTGAGCTGCCAATCAGGTTTGACGGCGATCACGGGGGCGATGCGCACCACGCTGATATTTACGATGGAGCACTCGATGAATGCGCCGAAGCCATCAGAAAAACAGGCATTTCAGCAACATTTCAGCAACCAACACGCTGAAAGCCAGTGATTACGGCAACTG